ACAGGTAACTGCGGTGCATCCTCTGCCACAGGTTACAAAGGTGCATCCTCTGCCAACGATTCCGAGAGCGTTGCGGTTGCATGGGGATACAAAGGGAAAGCAATGGGTGTCATTGGTTCCCATATCGTTCTTGCTGAATGGAAATATATTGGCAGTAAAGAGGATGACAGATACGACAGAGCAGAGCAGGAAGCATGGGAGTTTGTCGGTGCGAAGATGTTCCGGGTAGACGGTGAAAAAGTGAAGCCGGATACATGGTACAGATTGGAAAATGGTGAACTTGTGGAGGTGGAGAATGCAGATTAAGAAAGAGACAGTCATTTCTGTTCTGACAACAAGCGGAGAAACAATCAATGCCGGTGACACCGTGATATTCAATTTTGATGACAAGTGTTGCGTGGGTGTGTACCTGGGACTTTCAGACCGTGGAGCCTTGAAATTCAAAGGCAAAATTGCTGATACGGATGTGACATTTCATGTGATGCCTAGAAGCATCAAGGAGATTTACAAAGCTGATGTGACAGTGCATCAGGGAGTTGCAAGTGGATTTATGAATGAGCCGGAAAGCGAGGAAAAATAATATGAGAAAATCTAATGTTTTGAAGATGCAGAGAGTTTTTATTCCCAAGGTTGGAACCTTTGATAAGAGCCTTTCTTTTGAGAATGGAATTTACGTTGTCCGTGTAGATGGCAAGGCATACAAGGAAACTGCTAATGAGTTGTTTGCTGTGCAGGCATTCAATGAGATTTGAGAAGAGAGGAAGAGCAACATGGGATTTACAGAGGTTTTAACGATCACTTTCATTGCTCTGAAGTTACTTGGAGTTATTAGCTGGTCATGGTGGCTTGTACTGCTGCCGGAGATTTTAGCATTTGTTGTCTATGCAATCATGGTGATTTCGGCTGTGTTGGTTAATGCAAAGGTTACAAAGTCAATGGAAGATTTTGACAGAAAGTGGGGACTGTAAGATGGAAAAACATAAATTTAAGGTTGGAGACAGAGTAAAAGTAAAAAAGGATATTGTTACACTCAACAGAAGAACTGTGGGGAAATGCGGAACAGTCAAAGAACTATTGACGGATAATTACTGCTCGGTTGAGTTTGACGAATTTGTAGGCGGTCATGATTGCAATGGATTCGCCAAAGAAGGGCACGGATGGAATCACGCAGAAGATGCGCTTGATTTAGTTAAAACTCAGAATGAAACCATCGTCATCTACCGCAATGACAACAAAGTAGTTGCGTTGGACAAATTCACTGGCGAGAAAGCAGAAGCAAAATGTAATCCGGCTGATGAATTTGATTTCCGTACTGGTGCTAAGTTGGCTTTTAATCGACTGATGGGCGAGGATGTGAAGCCTGATAACGGTGTCCGTGAGGTGAAGAGGAAAGCTAAAGTCGGTGAGTACATCAAGATTATAGATGCAAAACCTCTTCTTATATCATATGAAAACGGAGAGATTTTCAGAGTAATTGGTATTGGGAACGTAGGATGTAAGGTTAAAAACTCTGTTAAAAGTTGTTACGTATGGCACGAAGAGTACGTTGTACTTGAAAACTACAAACCGGAAGAAAAATCGCAGGAAGATGATGACAGCGAAATCCGTGTCGGTGACATGGTAGAGGTAACACATAGAGGTAAATGCTATTCAACATACTATACATGGAGCGGTCTTGGAAGTTATAGGCAAAATTATGTTAAGGAAGTTTCTGTTGAAGACGGAATGGTTGCAAAGGTTTTGAACATTTCGCAACACGATGACGATAAGCGGAAAACTCTTGCACTTATTCAGAATCCAAAGACAAGCCAGGTATTCATCATTAACATTGACGGCATCAAAAAGGTAGAAAGGTAGGTAGAAACATGGCAGACGAAAAGAAGCAGGAAAACACAGGAATTGTGGAATACGAATCAAATGGGGAAATTGTAAAAATTTCCCCAACAACGGTAAGAAAGTACCTTGTAAGCGGTGGTGGAAACGTATCGGATCAGGAAGTAATGATGTTTATGTCTCTTTGCAGATATCAGCATCTTAATCCTTTTTTGAAAGAAGCATACCTCATTAAGTTTGGAAACAATGATCCTGCTACGATTGTTACCGGAAAAGATGTTTTTACAAAAAGAGCCGATGCAAATCCGAATTATGCAGGAAAAAAAGCAGGAATTATTGTTCAGAAGAAAGATGGTTCCGTTGAAGAAAGAGAAGGATCTTTTGTCCTTAAGGACGAATCTATTGTAGGAGGTTGGGCTAAAGTGTTTATCAAAGGAAGAGAGACACCGGAGTACCAGTCAGTATCTTTCGATGAATATGTTGGAAGAAAAAAAGATGGAACAATAAACGGTCAATGGTCTAAAAAGCCTGCAACAATGATAAGAAAAGTTGCTGTTGTACAGGCATTAAGAGAAGCTTTTCCGGATAAATTCCAAGGTTTGTATGCGCAGGAAGAATTTCCTGATGTTTCCGATGTGAAACTTGATGTGGAAAAAGTTGTGGCAGAAGAGGTACAGGCAAATGCAAACACTATCGAGTTTCCTGACGCAACATTTGAGGAAGTACCGCAGACCGCAGAGACTGACATTTCCAGCGCAGAGACACCGGATTGCTTTAAGTAGGGAGGACACCATGAGAATTATTTCACAGGACGGTAGAACTGATATTCCATATGAAAATTTTTGCTTTGGAATTACAAAAGATAATTCCATTGTTGCGATAAGAGATACCATTGCCAGACCCTCAGAAATTGCGCATGGCGTTGTAGCTACATATTCCAAAGAAGAAAAATCGAAGAAAGCTATGGAAATGCTTAGAAAAGCATACGTTGGTATGCCGATTCTTTTTCAAAATGTTGAAATTACAGAAGATGTGGTAAAACAGTTTGAAAAATTGAAAAATAGTGGAATTATAGTTCAAACCATGAACAATGAGCCATCAAAAGTTGAATATGTAAATAACTGCATATTTCAGTTTCCAAAAGATGACGAAATTGAGGTAGAAACATGAAGCTAAAATGTTTAGGATCCGGTTCTTCAGGTAACTGCTATCTTCTGACGGCAGATAACGGTGAAACGCTTTTACTGGATGCAGGACTTCCTATCATGGACATAAAGCGTGGTCTTAACTGGAATATAAAGTGTGTTGTGGGTGCGATATGCACCCATGCGCACAAAGACCACTCATTATCCGTATCAGACCTTGAACACATGGGAATAAAGGTGTGGCAACCGCAGTCAGACCATTCAGAACGTGAAAGACAGATGGGAAAATTCCACATATTCTGCTTTCAAGTGCCACACAACGGCACAGAGAACTACGGATTTTTGATTATGGTTGACAATCAGAAACTTCTGTATCTGACAGACCTTGAATATTGTTCGTATGTGTTCAAAAAACAGCGGTTAGACCATATGCTGATCGAGTGCAACTATCAGAAGAAATATGTTGACATGGATGCACCTAATTACGTTCACAAGGTCAAAGGTCACTGCGAACTGGAAACCTGCAAAGGAATTGTTGGAGCGAACAAATCAGATGCCTTGCAAAAAGTCATATTGTGCCATTTAGGCGGTGATACAACCGATTCTGATGAATGTGTAGCAGAGGTAAAAAATATTGCTCCATTGGCGAATGTGGACGTTGCAGCAGCAGGCAAGGAATGGATTTTACAGAATGGAAAGGAGTGTCCGTTTTGAGTGACTGGAAGAAGATATACGCTAAAAAAGCAGAAGCAGTGAAACGCATCAAAAAAACTTGCCCTACAATACCTAACGATAGTGGAATCTATCTTTTTTACAGAACGGACGAAGCAGGAATAAAAAGGGGATACTGCGGACAGGCAGTTGCCTTGTGTGACAGGTGCGCTTCTCATTTGCTTGAATATGATCATATAGCACTTAGCCTTAAAAAACATGGACTTTGTACAGAAGATAATCCGTCCGGTTGGAATATTTGGTATCACTTAGTTGATAAAGAACATTTAGATGAAGAGGAAGTAAAGTACATTAAAATGTTTGGTGACCAAGGAATACAAATGTACAACATTACAGCAGGAAGCCAAGGACAAGGGAAAATGGTAACTGGTGTAATGAAGCCGGGAAAAGGTTACCGTGATGGATTGGCACAAGGCAAAATCAACCTTGCAAGGGAATTGGCGAACATTGCCGACAAGCATCTGGTCATCGGATTGAAGCCTGAGAAGCAGAACAATTCCGTGTCGCAGAAACAGTTTGCGAAGTTTATGGAACTTTTGCATGGAGAAAAGGATGGTAAAAGTAATGAATAAAACAGACTATGAAGTACTTTTACAATACGTTGAAGAAACTGACAAGGAGTTTTATGAATCTCTTTCTACTCAAAAACAGATTATGTATCTTTGCTATCAATATGGAACTGAATCTTTTAAAAAGTACTTGTTTAAGTATAGATTTCAGCAAGTCTGCAATAAATTAAAGGAGTTTTTCAGAAAATGGTGAAATACAAAGGCGAATGCTACGGATGTGCAACGAAAGCTTATCCATGTCTCGGCAATAGGTGCCCGAACATAAATGTGAAACATTTGTATTGCGATGATTGTAAGGAAGAGGTAGAGGAACTTTACGAGTTTGACGGTGTACAGTTTTGTAAGGAATGCCTGTTAAAGCAATTTGAGAAGATTACATGAGCGAAAAAAATTACGATTGTAGCTGTTGGAATGAGTACCCAAACACAATGCACTCAATCAACGGACGTACTCACAAACCGTATCAAAGTGGTAGATGGAAATGTGTTGATTGCTACGAATATGTAGGAAAATCAGAATACGGTGCTACTCATTGCAAAAGGAAAGAGCCAGAACTTGAAAAGAGGTGATACATAAAATGCCAAAACGATATGACAATCCGCAGGAAATTTTGAAAATCATGCGGCAGACAGAACTTTTGAAGCAGTCTGCGGAGAGAAGTCCATTCACCGGAATACTGACACTGTTCTGCTATACCTTGTGGAAAGACTACAAGTACTCACAGACGAGACTTTCCGACTTTTGCGGTAAATTCACCGAGTACAATGAAAAGTACGAGAATGAGCATTATACGGAGTTACAGAGTAGGCTTAACGATTTTGCAGACTGGACGATTGAGTACAAGGAATTTACCGAAGCTGATTATCCACATTACAAGTCGGTTGTAGCGCAGAAATGCATCCAGGAACAGGTCAGATGTAACAATCTTATCAATGAGTTGTCCACAAGGTACATCCTATATGGAATGGTAATTCTTATGGAAGATGGATTTGGTAAGAAGAAGCTGACGAATTTCAAGGATAAGTTTTCTGACCACATGGACAAAGCTGGAGACAAGTGCAACGGAAAGGATTTCATGGATTTATGGAGAGAACTGGTGGAAAATACCGGGATCTATATTGAGAAGCCTATTTTTGAGTAAGGAGTTATAAATGGCAGAAAAACGAATGTTCAGCGCAAAAATAATTGAGAGTGATGCTTTTTTGGATATTCCTGCTACGGCTCAAATGCTTTATTTCCATATCTGTATGAACGCTGACGATGACGGATTCGTGAATAATCCACGGAAAATCATAAGGATGTGCGGTGCTTCTGATGATGATTTGAAAGCATTGATAGACAATAGATTCCTTTTATCTTTCGATAGTGGTGTTATGCTTGTAAAGCACTGGCGCATTCACAATTACATTCCACCGGATCGTTACAAGCCGTCATGCTACGTGGACGAAAAAAGCAAAATAGGTTTGAAACTAAACGGAGCATATACTACGGATCCTAAAAAGATGGTTTCCCCAGTAGAGGGAAATCCGAAGAAAAGTTGCTACGACAAAGAAATAAAACTTGATAAGAGGTGATACAAATGCAGATGACAGGTTATGAATTGTTGGCGAATTATGAAAAAGCAGAGGACAAGGATAAACAGATTCAGATTCTTTCGGATTTGAACCACATTCCGGTTGACATGGTGTGTTTTGTGATTGACAACAGAGAAAAATTTGAAAATTTGGAGACACCATTGTCCACAGAAGAATTTGCAAAGTGGTGTGAGACGGAACTTGACCGTGTGGATGCTCATATCCATGCACAGGAAATATATTACAGAGAAATTTGCAATGTATACAGAATCGCAAGTACATACGGAAAAAGAGTGCAAAATCGTGAGCAGAGGATTTCATAGCGAGAATGAATTATACAGTATGCAAAACAGTTCTATCGTGGGGCATTTTGACCACTGGAATCATATTCCATATGACTGCAGTTATCCTCAATTTGCAGTTAGACCGAGGATTGCGGTGGAAAGGAGTGAATCATGGAAAGATTGACATACGTCACAGAAAAAGGTGAAGTTTTATTCCATCCGGAAGATTTGCCGGATGATGAAGGTGTGACCATTACGCAACTTGCTAAAGATGGCAGATTCAAAGCGTTGGAGATAATAGCTGAAAGACTTGCAAATTATGAGCAAGTAGAGAAACATGGAAGCTATGGCAAGTGGATTCCGGTGAGCGAGAGGCTGCCGAATGAATATGAATTTATAAAATCATATCGAAGAAACAAGTATGCTGCGGAATTTATAGTGATGATCAAAGGGGCAAACAGACCGACCACATTATATTTTACACATAACGGGTGGTGGACGGACAATATGAAAGACAGATACGATGTTACCGCTTGGATGCCACTGCCGGAGCCGTACCTGGAAAGTGAGAAGAGAATGGCAAATAGGAACACACTGCATAGCAACAAATTGGATGCTTTTCGCAAATGGCTTATCAAAACCGGATGGACGATTGAAGAACCGAAAGGTATATGGGAAGTATTAAGAGCGAAAAAGGCAGGAAGACAGAATCCCTTGATTGTCTATCAAAAAATGAACAAAGAGCATTTAAGCGTGCTGGACAGAGATATTGATGTCATCAAGAGATTTTTGCAAGAAAAGTAGGTGGAAGATGGTGAAGTGTAATAACTGCAAGAATTTAGAAACAAAGGATAACGGGTTTGATGCGTACTCATGGTGCGAGAAAATCAACGACTGTCCACATGGGGACATAGAAAGAGACTGCGAGCACTACGTACCTATGATCAACGCAGACCGGATCAGGAGCATGACTGACGAGGAGTTGGCGATGGCACTATTATGTGTTTTGCGGAATTTAAGAAAGAAAGCGAGGAATAATAATGAAGACAGTAACAATCGAACTTATTGACGGATATTTTATCGAGGTGGACGAACTGAACCACACTCTTAAGCAGAGATACCAGGGAGAGACCAAGGATGGCGAGAAAAAGCCTGCGGAGAGAATTATCGGATATTATTCCAGTGTCAGAGCGTGCGTGGAACGCATTGTAAAGCTTATTCCACTTGATGAAAACGATGGCAAGGTAATTTCTATGCGCGAGTATGTTGACGAGGTTGAAAAAGCCTTTAAGAGAGTTTCCGAGTTGAAGTTGTAGGAGGAAGTAGACATGATTGATGAAGTCTTCAATGTGATGAAATGCTTTCCGAAGAGTTATCTTACTCAATTTGGAGAACTTATTTTATCAGACAAAGGGAATGTATATTTTACAGCAAAAGGCTGTAAGACACAGAAAGATATTATCTGCAAACTTTTAGAGTGGTGCTCCAGACCCATTGCAAAAGGAGGACCTTACCGCCAAGAGAAGAGAAATAGAGAATGGAGAGAAATACTTCTTTTTGGATACAACAAATATCTCGGAACACAATTTACACAAGAGGATATGTACTGGATATACGATAAACTTGGTAATGCGGTCGATCATGAATTAACAATCAAATTTATAGAAAGTGGATATGATTTGAAACTTTTATATCCACAGAAGGGAGAGTAGCCATGACGGTGAATGAAAAAGCAATAGAACAGCTTGAAAGAATCAGTAAGAACCTTGGACTTATCGGAGAAGTAGAAGATTGGACAGAGGTTGCCATCCAGGCACTGGAAGAAGTGCAGCAGTACCGCCAGATTGGCACGGTGGAGGAATGTCGTGAAGCTGTGGAGAAGCAGACGGCGAAGAAAGTTACTTCGTTCGACTATCACAATGGAACCGTTAATTATGGATGTCCTATATGCAAGCGGAAAATCATATCAAAGATAGATGGCGAGTGGTGCGGAGGAACATTCAACGAGTATTGTGATAGATGTGGTCAGAAATTAGATTGGAGTGATGGTGATGGCAATTAAACCGATTTTATTCAATACAGAAATGGTGAGGGCGATTCTGGACATGAGAAAGAGTTGCACAAGGCGGCTGGTAAGGTTTCTGCCGGGAAAAAATCCACAGTGGACTGGATATATTAGAAATGGGCTGATGCTCTACAACGGCAGGAATGAGCCGTGTATCAAAAGAGCACCGTATCAGCCTGGCGATATCCTTTATGTCCGAGAGACATGGCGTGTTGGAGCATGGGATATATTCAATCAAATGATAGCCTTTGACTATAAAGACGGCACTTGCGGAGAATTAACTTACATACATGACCGGGAGCTGTTTGATAGGTTAGTAAATCAATCCAGAAATGATGCCAGACAAGCAAAATGCGAATACAACGGTGCGGATTTTGTCTGGGAGAAAGGAAAATCGCCTTGCCGTTGGCACCCATCAATCCACATGCCGAAAGAAGCCGCACGTATCTGGCTTAAGGTTACGGATGTGAGAGTGGAGCGGTTGCAGGAGATTACAGAGGAACAAGCATGCATGGAAGGAACAGATCCTTGGGATGAAGCATGCTACGAAAATAATGGATGGCATCCAACGTTTTCGGACCCAGATAGTGGTGGAGACCCTAATATGATCGATGGATTTCATAAACTTTGGGATTCAACCATCAATAAATCCGACATTGACCGCTACGGTTGGGGCGCTAATCCGTGGGTGTGGGTTATCGAATTTGAAAGATGCAAGAAACCGGAGGAGGATAAACGATGCGATTGATTGATGCGGATGATTTTATAAAAAGGTTCCGCTACGGGGAGGCGGATTAGATGGCTAAGGCAATGGGTGTCAGCCCTATCACAGATACTATTTACTATGGCAATCTGAAAAATGATAAATGGGTAGGAAAAAAGGAAGACGTTACCAAAATGGCAATCAAGGCTGTTTTCGAGTGGTTTATGCACAAGCATGAACAGAACTGCCCTGATGGAGAGTATCAGATACGTTTTCCGGGAATACCATATGTGCTAACTATGAAGAAAGAAGAAAAAGGTGGAACAGATGCAGAACATTGATTACACCGCCCTGTACGAGCAGAATGAGGACTTTAAGCGTTACGTTGACAGATATTGCACTAAGCACAGAATCAGCGTTGCAGAAGCCTTACAGCACTATCTGGTGCAGATGGCGGGCAGGATGTACAAGGAGCAGGAAGAAACGATTGTAAGAAAGGAATAACGAATGCCCGGTAAACCGTGGAGACATGAACACAGAAATATTCCCGGATTGTGGAATCATGTGCTATTTAGCACAGAAATAAGAGAAAGGAGCCGTAATGGATTTTGGATATTACAACATGGATTGCATGGATGGGATGAAAGAGTTCCCGGATGGTTACTTTGACCTTGCGATTGTGGATCCACCGTATGGCTTACATGAGCATGGTGGAAAAAATAGGAATACATATGTTAAGCAGAAAAATGGAACAAAAACATATGTAAAGGACGGACAGTACGAAAACAGAGGGTGGGACAATGAGCCACCCTCTAGGGAATACTTCGAGGAATTGTTTCGGGTATCCAAAAATCAGATTATATGGGGTTGCAATTACTTTGATTTTACTTTGGCTGGTGGTCTTATTGTATGGGATAAATGCAATGATGGTTCTGACCAGTCGGATGCAGAGGTGGCATTCTGCAGTTTGACTAAAAGGATAGACATATTCCGGTATATGTGGCGTGGAATGTTCCAGGGAAAGTCAATTACTGAAGGAACTATTCAGCAAGGTAATAAGTCGTTGAATGAAAAACGTATACACCCTACACAAAAGCCAGTGGCACTATATGAATGGCTTCTGAACCGCTATGCAAAGCCCGGAGACATTATCTTGGACACACATGTAGGCAGTGCCAGCAGCTTGATAGCCTGCTACAGAACCAACCATCCATATGTTGGCTTTGAACTGGACAAACATTATTATGATTTGTCCAAAAAGAGATTAGATGCAGAAATGGCACAAATGCGATTATCTGATTTTATGCCGGAGGTGATGCCATGAAAAATAACATTATCATTGACTGCTTTGCCGGTGGTGGCGGCGCAAGCGTAGGAATAGAAATGGCACTTGGAAGATCTGTTGACATTGCCGTAAACCATGATCCGCAGGCTATACGGATGCACATGGTAAACCACCCTGACACATTGCACCTGACAGAGGATATTTTTAAGGTAGATCTGCAAAAGTATGTTGGAGATCGCCATGTGGCTCTCATGTGGGCATCGCCTGACTGCACGAGCCATAGCAAAGCAAAGGGCGGGCAACCACGCAAAAAAGGATTGCGGATACTTCCCTGGGCGGTGTACAAGCACGCAAAAGTGCTACTGCCAGATGTAATCATAATGGAGAATGTTGAAGAGATACAACAGTGGGGTCCGCTGGATGCAGACGGTCACCCGATACCGGAACGCAGGGGAGAGGACTACCGTAAGTTTATTACAGCAATGACCTCTCTTGGATATGATTTCGATAGTCGGGAACTTGTGGCTGCGGATTATGGGGCACCTACGACACGGAAAAGATGGTATGCAATCTTCCGGCGAGATGGAAATAAAATCGTCTGGCCAGCACCTACATACAGTAAAGATGGGATACTACTACCGAAATGGAAAGAATGCGGTGACTATATTGACTGGTCTGATCTTGGAACATCCATATTTGAGCGTAAGAAGCCACTGGCGGCGGCTACAATGGACAGAATCGGTAATGGTGTGAGGAAGTATATTATTGATAATCCACATCCGTATATCGTCAAAAGTAAGGATGCACTGGCATTTATCATCCAGTATCACGGTGAAACCAGGCAGGGGGATTCCCGGGGACAGTTCCTTACGGATCCTATCAAGACTATTGATACCAGCAACCGGTACGGATTGGTAACCGCATTTGTCACAAAGTTTTATAAGACCGGGATCGGGCAGGGGTGTGACGAGCCACTGCATACGATCACCACTTCCCCTGGACATTTCGGACTTGTATCTGCGTTTATGGTCAAATATTACGGAACCGGTTGTGGTCAGACATTGGATAAGCCGCTTGGGACCATTACCACAAAGGATCGGTTCGGACTGGTGAATGTTCTGATTGAGATTGATGGAGAGCAATATGTTATAAAAGACATTTTTCTGCGGATGCTGAAGCCGGAAGAATTGAAGCTGATGCAGGGATTTCCCGATGATTATATCATTGATAGGGATATTGCAGGAAAAACATATCCTATTGTGGAGCGAGTGGCAAGGATAGGTAACAGCGTAGTGCCGGTTATGGCAGAAGCACTGGTATCTGCAAACTGCAGTGATCTCCGAATAGGAGAGCGTACACCGAACATGAGAATAGAAGCAGATCAGACCGGGCAACTCCGGTTTGCGTAGGAAGTGAAACCAGGAACTAAAAAATTTGAGTTTCTATTTGAGTTGTTTTAAATAAGTTAAATTAGGATTTAGCGGAGGTGCATAACAATGAACTATTTAATATGTTGGGAAGAAAATCACATCAAAAAATGGGAAATGATAAAAGAGGAAGACAACAACAATTTCTCTATGAACTTGCTGCGTAATCCTGATGTGAATAAACATAGCATTTTCGTTATCCCTTGCACAGGTTTTATGGGTGGCATCTGGCTATGGAAGTTTACTCACAAAAACAGCCGTGTAGACTTCTGGCACTTTTACGAAGAATACGGCACTGAATATCAGAAGCCTGAAGAAAAACCAGAGAATAAGCCCATCCTGAAAGAACTTCATGAAAAGAACAGCGAAAATACGAAATACGGATGGATTTCTCCCGATGGCAAATACTTCCATTGCGGATATCAGGGTCATGCCAACCTTGCATATAAAATTTGCTTCGGTATGATAGAAACAAACAATGCAGAGCATTACTTAGAAGAACATGGATGGTGCAAAATTTATAAATCCATGCTTGATGATAATTATCATGTATATGTTGGTGGGAATTATATCATTACGGATGCGCAAATGAAAGAACTCATTAAATTGGGTTTAGATAATGCTAAGGATTTATCAAAAATGCTATGTAAAAATTAGGTAAACTGAAATTTAGAAAAGGAGACTGGCTTATGAAGTTGTCAAAACTGACTAAGCCAGAACTTGAAGAAATCTTCCGGAACGCCAATTTCACGGAAGAGGAAGAGAAAGTGTTTAAAATGCTTTCTTGCGGAAAAACTATTACAGAAACAGCACAAAAGATTAATGTATGTGACAGAACGGTCAACAGAATATCTAAAAAGGTTTATGAAAAAATAAACAGACTGGAGGTAAAAAATGGTTAGAGTTACACAAGACGGCAAAGATGTTGATATTGAAGATGTTTCTCTGCCAAAAGAAATTATTGAGATTATAGCATCCATATGCTGTTGACACCATTGTAAAAAGGCTTTAGAATGTGTCGTATGTATGATAAATACGGCACATTCTTTATATATTGAAAGGAGTGTAAATAAAATGGAATGTGTCGCATATATGCGTGTTTCCACGGAAAAACAGGCAGAAGAAGGCAACGGTCTTGATAGTCAAAAAAGAGACATAGAGCTTTTTTGCCGGAAAAATGAACTGGTTGTAGCTGACTGGTATGTTGATGATGGATATACCGGTGCAAATATGGATAGACCGGAATTGCAAAGACTTATTAACGACTGCATAAAAAAACGTGTTAAATGTGTTGTTGCGTTTAAATTAGACAGGCTTTCAAGAAGTATGATTGATGGATTATACATAATTGAAAGAGTTTTTCAACCAAACCAAGTGTTATTCAAATGTGTCCATGACAGTGTAAGTTATGACAGCCCTATGGAGCAGGCATACACACAGATGATGGCTGTTTTTGCACAACTTGACAAAAATACTATGATGCTTCGTATGCGTGGCGGTATGTTGGAGAGAATCAAACAAGGTTACTGGATTGGTGGTGCTAATACTCCGTATTGCTATAATTATAGCAAGGAGAAAGGAATACTCATTCCTATACCAGAACGTAAGGAACAAGCAAACAGAGCACTTGATATGTTTATTGGTGGTTATTCTGATTTATATATCAAGGAATCATTAGGATTTCACAGTGAGGTACTTGTAAGAAATGTGCTTACCGGAGTTGTCAATATAGGTATGATCCCATATAAAGGGAATGTATATCAAGGACTTCATGAACCTATTTTTGATAAAGAAAGGTTTGAACTTGCACAGGAAATCAGAAAATCACGTAGGAAAAACAAAACTGCTTGTCATACGGATGCCAACTTGTTAACAGGATTGTGCTATTGTGGTGTGTGTGGATGCAAGATGCGGTATCAGAAGTGGACGCACGGAAAGCATAAAATATATTGCTGTTCTCGTGATAAAGCAATGAAGTATTTGCCTAATTTCAATCCCGACTGTAACAATTCTTTGGAATGGGCTGCTGATATTGAAAAACAGGTAGAAAGTGAAATTTTAAAAATATCCTTAAATCTTTCAGAGTGCAAGCCTATTGAAAAGCAAAGCAAACTTGAAATAATGCAGTCACAATTTGAAAAAGAACAGGTGAAATTAAAAAGGCTATATGTTCTTTATTCCGATGGAAATGACACAGTTTTAGAAATGATTAAGAACACTGAAAAAAGCATTTCTGAAATGAAAGTAAAGATAACCGAGGAAGAAAAAAACGAAAGAAACAGTCAGAAGAAAGAAGTTGTTTACGAGAACATAAAAAAACTTGCCGATGTGTGGGCGCATATCGACAAGAAAGAGAAAAACAATATATTAAAAAGCATAATATCAAGGATTGTGATTGTCAATGGTGATGTTGAAATTCAATTAAAGAATTTTTAGCAGAACCTATTGTTATCGGAGTGGCAATAGGATGTGCTAATGCTGTATTTATCATACTTTTAAAACTGCATATTTTTTCGTTTGTCGCAAAAGTGTCGTATATGTGTCACTATATGCGACTTTTTTTATGCCAAAATTTAATCATAAGGAGGGATGACCTTATGGGAAAATTCAAATTTTCAGATGAAACACTGGAACATATATTCAGCAAAGAACGTACAAGGGAAGTGCCGATTAAGTATCAATCAATCATGGTTCATGTGATCGAGGAAGTTTTAGGAGAAACGGGTAATGCTTATGAATTTCAGTCCGTTGGGACTTATGAACAAGCCGACATATCAGACACTTGATGAAGTTGAAATTGCGAAACAGATAGAATCAATGGAAGAAAGGGAGAACAGCCATGGCGCAGCCGATTATGAATCCGAACTATTTCAATCCGCAGTATAGAACACCTATGTACGGACAGTTTATGCCACAACAGGAACAATTCCAACCACAGCAGTTTATGCAGCAGCCACAGCAAAACTCAGTACAGATGTACGGTCGTATTGTACCGGCGCAAGAATGCATAGCGCCGAATGAAGTTCCTATGGATGGCAACACAGCATTCTTCCCTAAACAGGACCTGTCGGAGATCTATGCTAAATCCTGGGGAGCAGATGGAAAAATCTATACAAGGCTCTATAAGCCTGTTTTAGATGCAGACCCTAACAATTTACCGTCAGACACAGAAAAGGCGAAATTTGTCCTATCAGACGAAGCCACAGCGGTATTTATGAAGCGTTTCGATGAACTGGAACAAAAAATTGAGCAGTTGAAATCTTCGCAAACGCAGAAAAAAACTCCACAATCGCAAAGAAAGGATGATGCAGATGCTTAAGTCAATGGTAAATCCACAACAGTTTATACAAAATATGATGGGGAACAGCCAGATCATGTCTAACGACATGGTAAAAAACGCTTATGGGATGGCTCAAAAAGGTGATTTTCAAGGAGTAGAAAATCTTGCGAGAAACATCTGCAAAACGAAAGGTATAAATCCTGATGATGTAATAAGACAGATAAAAAGTCAGTTTCCTTTTTAACAGCATATTAGAGGTTTGTGCACAAAACCCGGGAGACCTCTTTATGAATAAAATTATGGAGGTAATCTAATATGTTTGAAACAAACAACAGCCCTTTTACCATGCCTGTTATTCCGGCTGCCGGAAATGGCTACGGAAATAATGGTGCATTTGGTGACGGTGGATGGCTCTGGTTCATAGTCGTAATTTTTGCGATTTTTGGAGGTTGGGGCGGTAATGGATGGGGCGGTAATGGCTCTAATTCCAGTTACTACACCGATTCTGCATTGCAAAGAGGGTTCGACACCCAGTCTATCATCGGTAAACTGGACGGAATCAACAACGGTCTGTGTGACGGATTCTACGCTGTAAACAATGGTATGCTTACCGGATTTAATGGCGTAAATACCAATATTTTACAGACCGGCTATGGCATCCAACAGGCTATCAATGCAGACACCGTAGCAGGAATGCAGAATGCTAACGCTTTACAGGCACAGTTAGCACAATGTTGCTGCGATACCCGTGAAGCTATCCAGGGTGTAAACTACAATATGGCAACGAATACTTGCGCATTGCAGAACACCATGAATAACAACACTCGTGACATTATCGACAGCCAGAATGCCGGTACAAGAGCAATCCTTGACTACTTATGCCAGGATAAGATTGCAACTCTGCAGGCAGAGAACAACGATCTGCGAAGAGCCGCTTCCCAGGATCGTCAGAATGCTCTTCTGACTACTGCCATGAGCGCACAGACACAGCAGATCATTAACGCTGTGAATCCTGCGCCCATTCCTGCATACCAGGTTCCTAACCCTAATGTATATTACGGATGTGGTTGCAACACTGGTTGCGGATGCTAAAACTGCATATCGAGTAACTTAACCTTAAGGTTATGTCTGCTATGCAGAATTACTGACAACATGGGGCAGACTATATGGTTTGCCCCTTTGATTTTGAAAGAGAGGTATTTATTATGGCTGAATATACAGCAGTAGCATTACAGACTGTGGCAGCAGGAGCAGACGTTGCTTTTACCGAAACTGCCGTAAATGGAAGTAACTGTATCAATCATAGAGAGGGATCCGGAATTGTGAAGTTAAGAGGTATCACTAATCAGTGTCGTGCAAGATTCCTTGTAAGTTATTCCGGCAACATTCAGATTCCCACGGGTGGAACTGTTGGGGAAATCTCTCTTGCGCTGGCGGTAGACGGAGAACCTTTGCAGTCCACAAGAATGATTGTAACTCCGGCAGCAGTAGAGAATTTCTTCAATGTTTCTGCGCAGGCTTACATTGATGTCCCTCGTGGATGCTGCAGTACGGTAGCGGTTCAGAACACTTCCACACAGGCTATTGAGGTACAGAACAGTAATTTAATTGCCGTTCGTGAAGCGTAGGAGGTGAAAATCATGGATGTTAAAAGAATGCATGAAATGATTGAAAAACTTTCTGAATGCGCTAAAACGCAGTTTGACAAGGGCATCGACCATGTAGACACTTGCGAAATGGGAAAAGTCATCGACATGATGAAAGACTTATCCGAAGCAATCTACTACCGTGAGCTGACAAAAACCATGCAGGAATATGACCCGGACGAAAACATGGAAATGTTTGAACGTTACGGTGACGGTGGCAGACGGTACTATGACCATTACCGCTATGCTGACGGCAGATTTGCACCTAAAGGTCGTGGAACCTACCGCAGAGGTTATGAAGAGCCACCTTATTACCACATGACCCCGGAAATGTATCACCGTGACATGGACAGAGACATGGGGCGTATGTACTACACGGAAACTTCTTCATCCGGTATGCGTGATGCAAGAGAGGGCAGAAGTGGCATGAGCCGCAGAACCTACATGGAAAATAAGGAACTGCATAAGGCTAATACACAGCAGGACAAAGAAGCAAAAGTCCGTGATCTGAACACATACATGACCGAACTTGCAAACGACATGACGGAGATCATCAACGATGCAACACCGGAAGAAAAGACGGTACTGCGGAACAAGCTGTCTGCACTGGTAACAAAAATCGGTTAAAACACTTAAGGGGCTTATTTAGCCCCTTTTATGTTGGAGGTGGTAAGTTGTTCACGATAAATGGAATGGACTGGAATTTAATCCGTGTAAGCAGTCACAGCCCTATGCTGATGCGTTCTGATGGTACATATACGTTTGGCATGACAGATAGGAACACAAGAGATATTTATATATCAAATATGATTCATGGTAATTTCTATGATCGTGTGCTGTGCCATGAATTGTGCCATGCGTTCTGCCTGTCCTACAATTTGACTATGGATATTCAGACAGAAGAAATTGTTGCCGACTTTTTGGCTACCTACGGAAGAGAAGTGTTTGCGTTGGCTGATGAATTGATAAGCGGATACATGGAAATAATGGCATAGAAAAGACCCCTGTTATGGGGTCTCTTCTTTTGTGCAGTCCTCTAAGTCTTTCTGAAGAATTTTAGATGCAAGGTCTGAAAGCTGTGGGAAGTATGTGATTACTTCGGAATTTCTGCATTTCCAGTTTCCTGTCGTTGCGCTGTAAATTCTCTTTGCTTCATCAAAATTATACGTTCTTCCCAAGACTTCAAGTAAGTGGTGCATATATTCCTTTGATGTAATTTCGTAACAACGGCAGATGTAATTTATTTTGCCACGGTTGATGCAGAACCAGTCTGTTTCAAACTCTAATGTCGGCTTTTCCTCGATTTCTGTGGTTGGTTGATGATTCTTTACCGCAAAATAAGCATCCACAAGAGCATCCTGCACTTTCCATGACAAATCATCATTAAACGGCTTCACTACTTTAAGATATCCACGCTCTGTAAGCAATGTAATACCGGCAGGAGGAATTTTGCAAAAGTGACTATCTGTCCCATTTGAATTTCCACTGTACGTTAAACGTACCGTAGAATCTTTCGTTAGAACAAAATAATCTTTTCCAACCTCAAAGTGCTTTTTATTTCTCCTAAATGCATTTTTCGCAGTACCACTTGGTCTACGATGTACTTCATCAATATCCCTAAATGTTACAACTCTTTGACCATCATATTCTCTGACAGCCAGTTCTGTTCCCTCAACGTTTACCAGTTCCGTCATATGCTACCTCCTAAATCTGTGGAACGTAAGAACCATTCATAATACCGATTGCCAGCTTCATTCCCTCTACGGCATAGTAGTTAATAGTATTCACTTCACATTCTGAAAAAGAATCCATGAGTTCTTCAAAGACCTTTTCACTCACGATTTGCTGCAGCTTATCAAAGAACGGCTTAAAATATTCTGATGCTTTATCTCCTTTTTCCGCAGTGTTGATAATCTGACTTTCAAATACGATTTCTAAAAATTTGTCCATAATTTTTTCTCCTTTTGATTGATTTTCCCAAAAGAAGATGATAAAATGATTTTACCATTTCTTTGAGAGTGGGAGAGTAACCAGTTACCGGGAAAGTAATGAGTGGTTACTCTTTTTCTTTGTCGTACTGAATTTCTATCCCTTTTCTTACAACTTCTGATTTTGTAATTCCTTTCTTTTCAGCAAGATATTCCAACTTTTCAGAGGTTTCATCATCACACCGGAATTTAAGAATGTGATTTTTAGGATTGTCAGTCAACTTCGTTCCTTTATGAATACCCATGAGTTTTCACTTCCTTTCTTTGTGGGTACAAGTAAAGTATAATGTGGACACAAAGAAAAGTCAAGCATTTTTTCAAAAAATAAAAATGCACTAGATTGAATCTAGGGCGTCTATCATCCGACCAGTTTATTCACCGACTTATTTTCCAAAAATTCCTTAATTTCTCCGTATCCCCAACCGTATCCAACCAGTGAACTTACAAGCATTTCTGCATTCTGAACTAACAGTAGTTCTTCCTCGGTCAGATAATCCCGGATGTTTTCTTTGTTGCCAATATTAAGGTCAAGCCGTAATTGCTTTGCGGTTTTTCCGAATACTGATTTATAAATCAAATCGGTGTAGGTAGAGTATGCATGACCGTGCATCCGTTCATTTTCGGAAGTCCTCTGCAAACTATCCGTAAGTACCCTGCGGACACCAATTCCTTTTTCACGTTCCCGTATTTTGCCAATAAGAGATTTTTCCATTGCGTTGAATTGCTTAATATAGGCTTCCTTGAACTGCATTGCTTTTTCACCAGTGTATCCCATAGCAAGAAGAGTAAAGCCGTCTCTTGTCATAACAAACATAGGTTTTTTCCTGTTAATACTATCTGTATAAGAGATAGGCACGAAATTGTGCTCTCTAAATTCTTCACTACAATCAAGTTCTCTTATGTCCTGCATGACACGTTTATGCTCTTTTCCAAACGTTTCCGCAACATCAAGGCTTGTTACAACGGTTACTTCTTCTTTGTTTACTGTTTTGATTTCAACTAACATTTTCTACCTCCAACAAATACATTGTCATGGGGCAGAAGAGCATAAAAATAAGCCCACTACCCCTGTTACTGTTGGAGTAGCGAACTTCCAATCTTTTTTTGGTCTGTCTTTATTCCGGGTCTTGGTTACAATCTAGGCTGTATAATCAGCTTTCACTCTCCGGACGTAGTGCAAGACTTCCTAACTGACACATATTATATCATGCAGAACGTAGGTTCGCAACATAAAAATAAGAGCACCCTTTCGGATGCCCTTAAAATTCTATATTCTATTGTAATTTGAGTACTTCTTTGTTTCCAGTCCAAATGCTTGTTTCATATTCCAGTTCAATGCTCTGCGCATCTTGCGGAACTACAAATGCAATCTTGTAAGATGTTTTTCTTCCGCTTGAAAGATTCGCATTCAACGAAGAACTATCAACAACACTGTAATTCTGCTCACAATCTGTATCGTCTGCGTAGCACTGGAAATCGTAGATGCTTACATACTTATCATCTTTACTGTTGTTCTGATAGGAAACATCAATCATAATGTATTTTGTTCCATCAGCAGGAGCGTTCCAACCGTATTCATCCTCATAATCAGTGTAGTCAAGGTCAAAATCATTAATAGTGACTTGCAAGCCGTCCGCATCGAATGTGTAACCGGGAGAAATAACAGTACCACTGGGTGCTTCTACCTCTTCAACCTTTGATTCCGGTGTACTTTCTGATACTGCGGTAGAACTTTCTTGTATTGCAGAAACAGATGCCTGTGTGCCGGTAGATTCCTTGTTACTATCGGATACACTATTTACAAACAATGCCATAATGGCAAAAATTACAATTCCGATAACAGAACACACAAGACCTGCGATAGCTGTTCCGTGCTTTCTGTCTTTTTGACACAGAGCAATAATAGCGAGTATCAAGCCTATAATACCTGGCACAATGCCAAAAGCTATACAAGCTGTGAGGATGCTTATAATACCAAGCACCATTGAAGTGATTCCTAAAGGACTTTGTTTCATAGAGTAATTACCCCTTTCATTTTGAATTTTATAAAATTTTAACACATTTGTGGTATTCTGTCGATAAATAGATGTGAAGTATTGAAAAAATTTTAATGTGTTTCTTTTGATACCCCCGTGGGTCTGCATTTTCAACCGAAAATCTCGCTTTCAGAGGTTTTTGAAAGAAAAATTTTTCGTCAAAATATAATAAAAAAATTTTTAATCCCCCCTGGGTAGCACTTTTCAAGCTGAAAAATCCGTTTTCAGAGTTTTTTCGCAGATTTTTTCAGACCGATTCAAGGTGTGGAACATCTGCGCACTTCTGCAGTGCGAGTCCTGAACCTGTCACCCGGTCACCGTGTCGCAGCTTTCGCAAGGTCTCCGACTGCAGAAAGCATGGAATCATACGCAGACCGCAACAGCTCCGCAGATTCCGGAGACATACCACCGGCGGCAGTCTCCACCCGTATAACGGTTTCCAGCCGCTCCCCGGCATCCGCTACGCTCTCCATGATATCGTATACATGACCGATTCCCAATTTTCGCATTTTGTATAATCCCCTTGTAATATTTGATTGTACACCAAGACAGCGCAAGCCGTCAATATATCTGGGCGCAGGATCTGACCGGATCCGGTGGAAGAGTAACACAAATAGACCGCCAGACGGCAGCAGATCCAACGGAACACGACAAAAAGACGGTTGCAAGCCGTCTTTTATCTGTTTTCCAGTTCAAAAATCGCCCACCGTAGTGCGGCGGCTGTCTCCGTGTCTTTCTCTCGCTCCGCACGCTCTAGCAGCTTGTAAAGTCTTTCAAGGTTCTTTTCTTTCATCCTGGCAACCTCCTTTTTTCAATTTTTGGGTGTGATCCACCCACAAAACCGCCGCCGGTAGTGATCCGGCGGGCATCCTCTGCGGCGGGTAATTTTTATAATGCCTTCTTTGATTTGTAGCCTGCTCTTGATAAGTTACCCACCTACAATTATTCGGTTCATAATTTCCAAATGGGTTTATGCGGTCAATAGTAAGATTGTCTGAATAACCGTTATTTATAGACCAATCATAAAAAGCAGAAAAGCTATTCCGCCATTCGTCACAAATCAAAACTCCCTTTTCTCCGTAATATTTATAATTTGGTGAATTTTTATTATAGCATCTAGTTTTCATATTTCGCCATATTCTACAAAGCCTTGTATTTGACAAATGATGGTGCTCGAGTTTATATCCTGAGCAACCACAAGAAGTTATTTCACCACTTTTTAGTCTTGTAGATGCTACTTCTCTATAATTTCCACATTCACATATACAACGATAAACAATGTGCTTATTTTTATTCGGTAATCTTTCCAATACTGTTAAATTTCCGAACTTTTGACCTGTTAAATTTAAAAAATTGTTTTTTCCCCTCAAACATCCGCAGCTTTTCTTTTCGCCTTTAATCAATGCGCTTCTGTTTGCAAGCGTAGTGTTTCCGCATTTGCAAGAACACAAATAGACCTTTTCGGCTCTTTTATAGTTTGGGTTAATTCCATTGTAAGATATTACCGTTAAAAGTCCGAACTGTTTTCCAATTATGTCATTTGTTTTATTTTTTTTCAATATATTTACCTCCATGTGTATAAAAAGCCGGGGCACGATCCCCGGTGTAAGCCTGTCTTACTTGCTAAATTTAACAATATGATAAATTATATCAAAAGAATGGCTTAATGCTCTTGCCTGTGTGTCTAACCATTCCTCGGATCTGTTTGGTTTGTTCTCGCCGCCGCAAACCTTTTTTAACTCAGACGGGCAACAGAGACGTTCTGCAATGTCACAGTCATATATCAGAGAGCAGCCGCCCCAACTGTACTGTTTCCAGTCAGCGGCGCCATTCAGTAAAAGGCTTTTTAACTCTGTTTTGTCCTGCGGGATCTCTTCAACTTCCAGAGCTTCTACAAGCTCATAAGCATAGATCTTTACACCTTTATTCCATGCGCTTCTTGCCTTGCTGTTGTTGATTGCTTCTAATAATTCATTCTTTCTCATATTGCTTTTACCTTTTCACCCGTGTTATAATTTGGGTGCCTTTCTTTTTTGATTGGTGCCGCCTGACTATCTGCCAGGATGCCCGGGCGGCTTTTTTATTTGTTGAGATAACTATATCATGTTATATATCATATGTCAATACATTTTATATAAAAGTTTATATAAAAATTATATAATATGATATATATATAATTATATTGCATTTATATATAAAGTGTTATATAATATGATAAAACAATTTATATAAGGAGGTTTTACAGATGGCAAGAACAGCAGATTACACACGCAAAGCAATTAACAATTACCGTAGTAAATTTGATCTTGTCCAAATCAGATTACCAAAAGGCACAAAGGACAGAGCGGCAGAATCAGACATAAATATAAATAATATAGCTGTATCGGCTGTATTGGCTTATTTAGACGCTTTGGATAACAAGTCGGAGAATTTGCCGCAAGAGCCGGAAAAGACCGCAGAAAAGGCAAATGCGGAGCGTACAGAAGTAGAAGAAAAGGTTGCATTGATGCAAGCAAACGAAAGATTACACCAACTCCAGGAGCAGAGGAGAGCAGAGCGGAAGTTATCGGAGCAACCACAGATTGTAGATGCTGAAGAATTTTTGAAAAATATCAATAAATAATTGCAATAGCCTATTGACATGATATATAGCATGATATATAATCAAGATACAAACAAACGAAAGGAGCGAACGAAATGACAGGAACACCGGAGCAGATCACAGCAAAGAAAGCCGCCCGGATTCGCTCAAACGTCCGGCAGTTTTTCCGGTATTATCGGGATCAACTGGAAACAACGGAATCGGAACGGCTGAAAGAATTTAACCGGGCAGAACTCCAAGCACTGGAGACGGTGCAAGCGGAAACGCTCCAAGCACTGGACAGCATGACGGATCCGGAGTTATTGTCCAGCAAATCCGCATACGGTGACAGGGCGTTAATTGACCGGATCACAGCGAGAGCGGAACGGATCAGAAGAACAGAAAGAGCAACAGCATAAACAGGAATTAAGCAGGTGTAACAGCCTGCTTTTCTTGATCTATTTTCACTGTGATATTTTAACGTGCTAAATTTTGTAGACAAATTGTAGACATTTTGTAGACGCAGATTAAATAAAAGGAGATTAGATAAAATAAAGGTTAGATAAAATAAAAGTAAATAAGAGCAGAAAGACAATGATATACTAAGTATATATAAATTCTAGAGCCGACCGGCTGCCACCATGTACCCATCTGCAAAAATTACCTGTCTGTCTGTTAAATAATCCCATTTGTCAAATTTAACCGGATGATATTTTTTAATCGCATGATTTTTATATGCTCAGGATCACCGGAAGACATACCACAGTAACAAATTGTCAAATGCGTAAAAGGTTGTTGTGGATTTATAAATAGCACTTATGGTATGATAAAAGCAGTTAGGGAGCCGACGTTAACACGGTGCGAGTGACAGCGGAGCAAATCCAACCCCCTCTGGATACGCAGCCGCCCAGATTGTAACCAAGACCACCGGAGCCGGCAGACCGGAAACGACAAGAAGTCACTAGCTTGTCACTTTTGTAAATTTATGTTTTTTACCTAATCTGTGGAGGAGATAAAAAAACATGGGTCTATTAAGTGAGGATTAGTGATTTTTTTTATTGCAGATTTTTAGGAGGTGCAGGAATGGAAAAAGTTGAAAATACAGAAACATCCAAGGTATATGAGAATGACATGGATCTATATCTTTCCCAGTTCTGCAAAGATCAGAAAATAGAGGATATAAGACAAGAGTCTCAAAGCGTTTGGAATGCTGCTCTTATGTATATCAAACGTCATGCATTTAATGAGCCTGACTGTCTTAAGTCTAAAAACCTTGTAAATACTACTGGATCATTTACAGGTGGAGTAAGTAATTATAACGCTTATAATTATGATTTAGTTAATCGTATATGTGATTATTATATATATATGTGTATGATGTATGATAAAGAGGTATCAGCTATAGGATTTAGTTTATTAACGGGTATTGATAGATATACAGTAGCTACATGGAGAGATGAGGGGACTAAATTAAGTCCATCGTGTTCTGACATCGGCAAAAAGATATCGGATTTTCGCGAAGAGTCTTTAAGCGCAAAACTTGCCACGGCAAAGCGAAACCCTGTTGGAATCCTGGCAATTCTGAATAGGCATTACGGGTGGAACCTTCCCGGCGTATCAAGAGAGCAGCAGAACCACAAGCAAGCATTAACTGCTTCGGATCTGCCACAGTTAGGCGGTGCAAATGGACAAAATACATCAATGTTGACCGACTCCGGAGCGTATGACGATAATACATCAGATGCAAATTAGTAGCAACAACTACGGAAACGTGCGTAAATACGTGATAGTTAAAGATGTGTCAATAAAGATTGCGCGAAGCACGAATTTTGCGCATAGTTGAAATATGTTGGTGATGATGGGGGAGGGGGTTTTATAGAAATTCGGAAACCCGCCCTACTAAGTACAGTAAACTACCCAAAAAATAAAAAGGCTTCGACAGGAGGTGATACTAACATGGAGTTATCTTACACACAAAACAAATTGCAATTTAACAGACCGTCATTTAAGGACGAACTTAAAGATAAGCTTGGAACAGTTTGCTGTAACTGTGGAAGTAATTTGGATGTAGAGTATCACCATGTAGTTCCTTTGGCATTGGGAGGAACAAACAATATAGGGAACATTGTACCTCTTTGCCATGTTTGCCATCAAATTGCACATGGATCATTAAACATAAGGGTCATAAAAAGAGCGGAGAAAACAGGAAGACCTAAAATGTTGCCGGTATCAAACTATTTAGAAATTTTAGAGGAGTACAAAACTGGAAAGATAGGCAAGAAAGAATGTGAGCAAAAACTAAACATTTCCGGTGGAAACAAGCTATCTGACAAGTGGTACTACAAAGAATACCTGAGAGACAATCACATCAAGGTTATAAAGAACCGAGTAGATATGCTTAGTATTCCAAAGTGCCAGAAAGTGGATCATTCTGCAGAACCGATTGCAAGAGTTATTTATGATGACGGACGGGAAGAAAAGTTTTACAGAGAATGTGGATGATTTTTAAAAAATTCTCAAAAATAAAAAAGCCTTTTAGGAGGTACAGCACATGATTTTCATTTACATAGTTTTAGCATGGATACTGGTTCAATTGCATGCTCCTGCATGGGTATATATCCTGTTCATCATCGGAGTATTTTTAAGAGCAGTAGTCACTGGTAGAGATTAAGTGTATGCAGATATTTGGGAAAGAGATAAAAGACGAATGTTCAAAATGCGGTGAAGTCCTGCAATGTGAGTTGTTTCTGCAAGGTCACGGAATCAAGAGAGACCGTGAGAACGTTACAGAAATGGTTAGCTGTCAGATGAAGCACCAAAAGAGCAGACTTGATAAAGAGCCTAAAGAAGATTTGCCAGTTAAGGAGAAATGTGAATTGCCACCGGAGATTAAAGAGATCTACACAGAGGTTTGGAAAATTCATAAAGAGTGCGCTAATCCGAAAACAGATGATGACTGGTCGTATCTTATCCGGCAAGGCAATCTGCTGATTAAAATGCATAACAATAGCCAGTTTGCCAAAGCACTGGTAATGGCAATGATCGATGAAATTGAAGGAAGGACGAAGAAAAAATGAAAAAGATAATCAGGAAATTCTTAAAAGTATGTTCTTCAACAGCATTACTTACTATTTGTGGAAGTTGTTTTCAGATTGCACGGGATTCTAGTGCAGATACGATTTCAAGAGTGCTGTGCATTGCGTTCGGACTGATATTTATGATTGCAAATTACTTTGTGTGGGAGGTAGAGTTAACATGATTTTATTCATAATTTTGAAAATTGTGACAACTGCAGTAATGGCTTTTTTCGCAATAGCAAGTGCATTATATGCTCCAAAGCAGAAAACGGCATCAGACGGAGTATTCTTCTTTGCAACTGCAATGTTCCTTGCCTTTGGAATAACTTTCATGTGGATGTAGCTTATGTGGTTACCGGAGATTATGCGAATTATCCCATATCACATTGTTGAATGGGTTAAATTCATAAAGTCATTGTTATTACCGAATATCTGGTGTTGTGTTGGCATCGGATATGTGGCAGAGAAATCAAGGCATCAAGAGTGTATGCAGCCTGTGTGTGAGAAACGAAAAATGGAATAATGCGTTCGAAAACACTAAGTTTTTCAAAGTACCGTACACAGGCGTGACAATTTTTTTTAGATAAAGATAGGGTGTTTCACAAAAATAATCCGGGAGCAGATGGTCTCTCTCCCGGAGTTTAGGGCTATCGCCAAGCGGTAAGGCACAGCACTTTGACTGCTGCATTCCCAGGTCCGAATCCTGGTAGTCCTGTTTCGCAGATGTTTTCTTCTTTCGGTCTTTGCAATCTGCGAATATTCCATCTACATGGAATGCTCCTTTCACCTCATAGCGGAATGCTGTTAAGAGCCGTCGCAAGGCTCGTGAGGGTTTAACCGGTTTATGATAGCCCGGTTTTTGCGGAATACCGTTGTAGGTTTTAATCCGTGGGTTGTCAGTAAAGACATTAAAATCCCGCACAGCCCTTGCAGACATAAAATGGGCGTAGGTGGTGGTGGAATGGGTAGACACTATGACTGTAAGATAATCCGTTGAAACCAGTAACTTAGATGACGGGAAGTGCACTAATCATGTGAGGTTCAAATCCTCGCCCACCTATATCCCACGTAACCGCTTGAAGCCTTGCAACTATATAGCGGAGAAAACTTTATCTGCGGTGATAAGACGATACCGTGATTGAAATAGTCGGTAGTTAGCAGATAGATATGCCAGAAGTTCATCTGTGGTTATACGGCACAGGTTTTGGGGAAATATGCATAGTGGCGATTGCAGCGGTCTGTAAAACCGTGACATTAGAAACACCGAAGGTTCGACTCCTTCTTTCCCCACGATGTCGGATCGCAACCGACTAGCAGGTAACTGGCGGATGCCCTGCGAAAATAAAAATAGCTATAAGTGTTGCGCTGTGTCAGCGTCTTAAATGTAGGCATACAGCTTATGGAAACGCACATTGGGATGTAGCGCAGTTGGCGAGAGCGGCTGTCTTATACACAGTATGTCATGGGTTCAAGTCCCATCATCCCAACTTTATCTTTATCTCCACTTAGTCTGGTACTACTGCAATAGTTCAGGTCGATGGGAGATGTATGGATAGTAGTTGCTCATTATCGGTCAACGAAAAACACTTCTGCGAGTAGAATTTGCAGATTCAAAAGTAGTCGTACCTTGTTTGGGTCGGGTGGGTTCAACTCCCACGGCAACTATTCCCTAGCTAAAACGTAAGCCACATATGTTTAGCGAAAACCAAGCCTATGAAGTAGAGAACAGACAAGACTGTGAGATTGTGGATAGTCAGTGACAAGTAGGCGGTGCACATTTGGTTATGGCAAGCGCAAGCCATAAAAGGTTTTACGGTGCGATTTCCATGCATAGCTTCAGTGGAAGAGCGGCATCCGCATAGGATGTGTGTCGGCGGTTCGATTCCGTCTGCATGGGTTACGGAGGATATGAGGATGAATGAGTTCTTAAAGTTTTTTGACGAAAAGACACAAGATTTTCCGATGCATCTTGAAATAACATATAGTAAGATATGTGACTGGGGAATCTATATTTACAAACGAGGATGCGCAAACGACTATCCTGAGTGTAGAAAAGATGGTGATGATGCGATTCTCGTACATGAAAATGATACGGACATGGAATTATGCTTCGCAAAAGCACACGTTGCATTGAAAGAATGGCTTATTGAGAATAATGGCGGATATTAAGTGAGGTGCAACATGAGACATGAAAAGGAATGGTACACCTGTGATCGGTGTGAATCTGAAATAAAAATGATGCCGGAAAGAAGAACTTTTTTAACAAGGAAAGTGATTACATCAGCAGAATTTAATATGAGATTTGCAAATGTAACATGTTATGTTGCTGATACTGAACTTGTATCACCATCGCTTACAGGAGTTCAAATTGAAGAAATATGTGATGTTGGATACAAAGAATTTCATTTATGCCCTAAATGCCGGAAAGAGTTTGAAAGGTTTATGAAGAATGAAAATAACGGAAATGAATAACTGCATTGAAAAAATGCGTAAATGTTACAAGTTTGATGATGATAAGACTGAAATAATGCTTGGGAGCATAATGAGTGACATTGATAAATGTGTAACTGTATGCACAACAGATGAAAATGGAACACAGGTTAAAATGACAAGGCGTACAGATGAATTAAAATAAACAAAATCACCGGCTAACAAACGGAGTTAGTCGCTACCCTAAAAAAATTATAGGCAGAGGTCTATAAGCATCTCTGCGACAGCGTGGAGGTGCTTTTTCTTTTGGCAAGTCAGAGCCTTATATCGGCAGTAAACAGCTATGACAATTACATACAGCGCAAGGGAATTGATGAACAGGTCATTGATGCGTACATAGAAGCCTGCAGAGTGGCTATAAACGGTGAAAAGGATATAACTTATGGCTTACAGATAACAAATCGTTCTAAAGGCATTGTAGAGCGTTTCTGTATGGAAAGAACTGGAGGAACCATATGGGATTTGGAAAAGTATTCCTTTGCGAACAAGACGCACTATTCTCTGACAGATAAGTTGTACGATGTTCTTCTACTAGAAGCACAAAATAAGGTTGTGGACAGTGCCTACAGATACTTGGAAAAGAAAAGAGAACCTAGAGAGCGGTTCTATATGCCACGTAGAAAGCAATTTCTTAAAATCGGTCTCATGGATGCCATTCAAGGCATGATTGATGATAAATACGACATTCTATGCGTGTCTCTTATCCCAGGTGCTGGAAAAACCACGGTCGAGAAAATGCTGAATGCGTTGGTAGCAGGATGGTTTCCGAGAGATTTCAACCTTTTTTACTCCCACAGTGGAGATATTACACGTATGTACTATGACGGTGTGTACGATATTTGTACAAATTCTGACGAGTACACTTGGAATGAAATCTTCCCAAATCTTTCCGTTACCAGTACTAACGCAAAAATGGAACAGTTTAACATCGGCAAATATAAACCATTTCCATCTGTTCAGTGCACATCCGTAGGAAGTAAAAACGCTGGTAAAGTACGTGCATCTAAGTTTTTGTTCGTAGATGACATGATCGGTGGCATTGAAGAAGCTATGAATCCTATAATTTTGGATAAACTGTGGGACAAGTATGCGGTAGATGCAAGACAAAGAAAAACACAAGATACTGACGGAAAGAATTGCAAAGAAATCCATATTGCTACCAGGTGGAGCGTAAATGATGTAATCGGTCGGATCCAAAATATGTATGAAGGGAATCCGAGAGTAAAAGTAATTGCAGTGCCGGATATTGACCCAAAAACAGGATTAAGCAATTTTGACTACGAATTTTCCGGATTTACGGTTGCTTTTTTTGAAGATCAACAATTACTCATGGATGAAATCTCTTATAGGTGTCTTTACAAGCAAGAGCCTATTGAACGTGAGGGATTGTTATTTCCGGAAGAAAAAATCAGACGTTATCTTAATCTGCCACATGGGGAACCGGAAATTATTACCGGGCAATGCGATACCAAGGGAAAAGGAACCGACTTTTTTGTTCTTCCGGTATTGCAAAAGTACGGAGAAGATTATTACTGCGTGGATGCTGTTTGTGACAATACTGCGGATTATGAGATGCAGTATGAAAATGCTGCAAATGTACTTGTTAATAATAAAGTGCAAGAGTGCGAATTTGAGCGTAATGCCGGCGGTGACCGTGTGGCAATGGAAGTAAATAAGCGTGTAGAGAGTAAAGGATGGATATGCAACATCACAGACACACCGACTGAAACAAACAAAGAAGCAAGAATTTTTCAGTGCTCTAACTGGATTTTGCAACACGTAATATTCAAGGATCCATCATTGTATAATCCTAACGAACCATACGGTGTAATGATGTCGTTACTGAAAAGGTATTCTGCTTCAGGAAAAAAACAGTTAGATGATGTACCTGATGTATTTTCAAACTTTGCATTGCGAATTACAAACGGAAACAGGGTAGCAAAAGTAGAAGCAATTCAAAACCCATTCTCTTTCGGACGGAGGTATTGATATGACAACCAAAGAATATTTAGGGCAGATAAGCCGCCTTAATCGTATGATAAATAATAAACTCACGGAAATCGCACAACTCAAAGATATGGCGGTAAGCATATCTGCTACGCAAAGCGGTGAAAGGGTACAGACTACACCGAATTTTGACAAAATAGGAACAAAATATGCCAAAATTGATGAAATGGAACGGAAAATAGATGGCATGGTGGACGAACTTGTCGATAAAAAAGAGAAAATCATACAGCAGATAGACAGTATGGAAGATGAAAACACATACAATATTCTGTTCGCAAGGTACATAGAAAAGAAAACTTTTGAAGTGATCGCAACAGAAATGAAATATTCATGGAGACAGGTTGTCAGACTTCACGGAACTGCATTGAAACAGTTTGAAAAGAAATACGGAGAAGGGTATTTGAATGAATGATGTCATTGAATGTCATATATAAAAAATGGTAATGTTAAACTGACAAAAATATTTAAGATGCTTTCTAATCCTCCTAAAAGGCAAACAGCCGGGAATACCGTCTACGTTATGTGGGCGGTATTTTTGTGCGCAGAAAAGAGGTATTTATGATTTTTAATCAAAAAATTAGAGTGTACTGTCCGGGATGCGGAAGGTTGGTCGGTGAATGCAGTTCAAAATCACACATCGACAAGACATATAAGTGCCGGAATTGCAATAAAATGGTTGTTTACCATACGGAGACCGGAGAACGTGAGATCAAGAAACTTCCAAAAAGATACCAGAGTAGCGGAATGACATTTATGTAGGTGGAAATATGAACACTATGAAATTTCAAGACCTTGTCAAAGGTTGTCACGGTAGAAAAATTGCATATACGGATGTGGAGCAGATAACCGAAGACAACATTGTAAAGGTTATCGGTGATTGCATCGGTGTTTTTTATTACAATAAGCCAGTTATCAAGTACTTGTGGGAGTACTACAAAGGAGATCAACCGGTACTATACAGAACAAAGCTGTCAAATGAGGATATCACCAATCGAGTAGTAGAGAACCATTCTTTTGAATGGGTGCAATTCAAGGTCGCTCAGACTTACGGAGAGCCTATTCAGTTTGTCAGCAGAAAAGATAATGAAGCTGTAAATAAGGCAGTAGATGAACTGAATGATTACTTAGCAGATGCAAATAAGCATGAGAAAGACATAAAAGCTGGTGAGTGGCAGTCGGCAACCGGAACATCATTCAAAGCTATTCAGATTGTGAATGGAGATGTGCCTATCCGTGTGGTTGCACCTAATCCTCTGAATACGTTTGTTATTTACAACCGCAGTTCCGAAGAACCGATTTTGGCGGTACAGGAATTAAAAGATGAAAATGGCGAGTGGTACAAACTCTGCTACACGGAATCTTATGAATGTAAGATAAAAAACAGTGCGCTTGTTCCTGATACATGGAAACTTCACGGATTTGGTGGTATTCCGATTGTAGAATTTCCGAACAACCATGAGCGGTTGTCTGATATTGAACTTGTTATAGATCTGTTGGATGCAATCAATAATACGCAGTCAAACAGAATGGATGGTATAGAGCAGTCTATACAGGCATGGTACAAATTTGTAAACTGCGAGATTGACGAAGAAGAGTTCAAAAAAATGAAGATGAACCATGCATTGGTTGTAAAGTCCATCAATAAAGACAATAAGTCTGATGTGGATGTCATGTCACAGGAACTTGACCAAACGCAGACACAGGTATCCAAAGATGATTTAACAGACAGCGCACTTTCAATTTTGGGAATACCGAACAAGCAAGGAAACACTGGCGGTGATACGCAGGGTGCGGTTGAACTGAGAAACGGATGGGATTTTTCAAAATCAAGAGCAAGGCTTAAGGATCCGGTTGTTAAGACAGCAGAGAAGAGACTGGCCAAGGTTGCGCTGAATGTTATCCGCATTAAGAAAGAGGATCTGAAAATCACTCTTAGAGATTTTGATGTGCAGATTAACCACAGTCCACAAGATAATATGTATACCAAGTCGCAGACATTACTGCAACTTCTGCAGTGTGGTATTCATCCTCTTATTGCAATAAAAACGGTTGGACTTTGGGGAGATTGTGAAAAGACTTTCAACCTTTCCAAACCTTACCTTGATGCTCTGTGGAAAACTGCTGACATTATCAACATGGAAGAGCAGATGGCAAAAGCAAAAGAAATTGTAAAACAAATGCAAAATAATACAGTTGCCTAGAAATAGGTAGCTGTTTTTATTTTATAAAAATTCGCAATGCCGTGAGCGTATAAACCGGCAATGTCAATCGGTGTCGTTGCACCGTATAAAAATTCGTAGGACATAACGGAGGTAATTTATGAAGAGAGAAGAACTGACAGCTATGGGTTTGACTGATGAACAGATTGAAAAAATCATTGCTGAGAATAGCAAGGATGTTCAGGCAGCAAACGCAAAGGCAAACAAAAACAGTGAAGAGTTGACAAGACTGCGTGAGTTGGAAAAGGAATACACAGCCATGAAAGATAAGGATTTATCCGATTCGGAAAGACTGCAAAAAGACCTTGATTCTGCAAATGCAAAAATCGCAGAACTTGAAAAGACACAAGCTATTGCGAATCAGAGAAGCAATGCGGCATCCAAGTTTAACATTTCTGCTGAACAGGCATCACAGGTTATCAAGGATGACGGCAGTTTTGACTACGAAGTACTCGGAAAAATTATCTCTGATAAAGAGACTGCTGCGGCACAGGCTAAAGAGCAGGAAATCGCAAACGGAACCACAAATCCTGGCGGTGGTAGTGCTGGCGGCAATGGTGGAACTGAAAGTAAAGGTGCTGAAATGGCAAAGAAATATAATCAGCGCTATGTAATCGAACAGTAAGCAAGGAGGTATAAACGTTATGGCTTACATGAAAACCACTACTTACACTTCTGGTGTAAACATTTTAGCAAGTGAAGTCGGACTTGTGTTAAAAACTTTTGAGGGAACACAAGCAATGGCAACACAGGTAGACGATAAGAAGATTATCAAGGCAGGAACTGTGGTTCCAACAAATAACGCTTCTGCGAAGGGAATTGCGTTTGAGGATGTTGATATTACAGATGACGAAAAGAAGCCTATTTCTGTAATTATTGCAGGCCGTGTTATTAAGGCAAATTTGCCTGTTGCAGTAGATACAAATGCCGAAACCGCACTTAAAGCAAGCGGCATTTACTTTGATTAAATTACGGAGGTAAGAACAGTATGCCTAGTGTATTAACAATGATTACAGACAAGGATAGATTGGATTTTTCCCAAAACTATTCTATCGCAAGAAATTATGTAGGTGACCGTCTTTTCCCTGATATCAAGACCGAGAACCTTGAAGCAGAGTACGAAAGACTTTCCGAGGGAATGGATCTTCCTACCGCAGCAATGGTACACGCATTTGATACCGAGGCTGCTATTGGTGTAAGACCTGGATTCGAAAAAGTAAGCGTAGAAAAGCTGCTGATTAAGGAAAAAATCAACCAGTCTGAAAGATTACGCCAGTTGCTGAATCATGGTGTAAGAGAAAGCAACCTGATTGACTATGTATATGACGATATGGGTCGGCTGTCTGATTCTGTAAAGACAAGAACTGAAATCGCAAAAATGGAGGTTATGTCTACTGGTAAGATGACCATTAACGAAAATGGTCTCAATTTTGCTATTGACTTCAAAGTAAATAAGTTCAAGACACTGAAAGGCTGGGAAGATCCTACCCATGATATCCTTGGAGATATTGCAGACATGGTTCAGATGGCTCTTGACAAAGGATATGTTGTCAATACCGCACTGACTTCTACAAAAATGCGCTCTTATATGCTTAAGAATGAAGGAATCATGAAAGCTATTAAGGGAGTTAATTTTGTTGGAATGGCAATTACCCCTGCAGAAGTGGCAAATCTGTTACTTAGCCTGTATGGTCTGAATATGGTAATTGATGATGATATGTACGGAATTGCCAACAAGGAAAATACAACGAGAACTCCCAAGAGATTTTTACCGGATAATGTATTTACTCTTTATGTATCTACTGGAAACGGAAAGATTGGTACTGGACTTTGGGGCGTAACTCCGGAAGAAGAAAAGGCAAGTGCATTTACAAGCCTGTCCCAAAAGCAATTCATTACTATTTCCCAGTGGGCAACTCCTGATCCGGTTGCTGAGTGGACTAAGGCTAGTGGCGTGTTTATCCCTGTAATTCCTAACCCTTATGGAATCGTAATCGGTACTTTAACCGAAGGAGAAAGCGGTTTGGATACATTGGTAGTGAACAGCACTGCAAGCCAAACAACTAATGGATACACGAAAGTAAGCGTTTCCCCTGCAAAAAGCGGTGACAATTCTTACAAATACAAGGTAGCAGATGATTGTAAATTACCTTCTTATCTTGGAAATGTAAAGACGTATGCTACTTGGGACGGCATTTCTGAAATTGAAGCAATAACCGGCAAGGAAATTATGATTATCGAGTGTGATCCTAATTACAGAGCAGTAAAAGCAGGTATTACTACGGTAACTGCAAAGGATGAATAAGAGGTAACACATGGCAGAATATACGACTTTGGAGCAAGTAAAAATCCGTCTGAAACAATTTCATATTGATTCTAAAAGTGATTCTGAAAGCTCCGAGGTCGTGTTTGACCATTTGGAAGAAAATCCTCTTTTGGAACAACTTATCAGTCAAGCAGAAGCAGACATCAGAGCAAAGAGAATGTACCCGGAAAGTTACACGGAAGAGAAGATTGCTGCGGATATGAAAAAATTTCAGTCCGTTGTGGTTAATCTTGTCGTGTATGACAGATCGCAAGCCGGTGAAAACTTCATGGCAAGCTATTCAGAAAATGGTGTGTCGAGAACATGGAGAGACCGGGAAGAACTGTTTGTGGGTGTTTTTCCATTTGCAAAAGTTTTATAACCCCATCGAAATCGAGGGGTTTAGAAGATTGTGCGTGACCATGTTACTGATTCCAGTAATAAGGTTGCAGGCGGCACACTTTAAGGGTGGTGGGCGGTGTGCCAACAAACTAGGAAGGCGGTATATGATGTGACTATAGAGTTATCTACAGCAATCATTATAAGCGTGTTATCACTCGGTTTTTCCGTCTACATTGGTCTGAAAAACAGCAAAAGAACAGACACAAAGGATATTGAGGAACGTGTGAAAGAAAACACACGCATCAACATGAAACTGGACACCATCCTTGATACTATCAATGAAATGAAAAGCGAGCGTTCAGAGATGAAGAAAGAGCTTGCAGAGCATGAACAGAAGCTGACAAAGGTTGAAGCCAGTACGGCATCTGCACATCATAGACTTGATGGAATTGAGGAAAGACTTAACATTAAAGAGAACGGAGGTAAGGAATGATGGATTTTTCACAGGTAGGAACTTGTGTTGCAATCGTGGTTATTTGCTATCTTGCCGGTATTGGAGCGAAACTGATTCCGGTTATTAAGGATAACTACATCCCGGTTGTTGTCGGCATTGTCGGTGGCATTCTCGGAGTAGTAGGAATGTATGTTATTCCGGATTTCCCGGCAAATGATGTGCTGAATGCGATTGCAGTCGGAATTGTTTCCGGTTTGGCAAGCACTGGTGTAAATCAGATTTACAAGCAGGTGAAGAAAGATGCTTGACATTAACAAGCAGGACATGAAGTATTCCCTGCAGGGAGAAAAAGTCACGATTTATGACCGGGACGAAAACGGAGAAATAAAGTACATCGAGATGGACGGGGAAAGGATTCCAGTGGTTTTGAGAGAAACTACCGGATATTCTGAACCCGTCCTTTTTTCTGCCAACATCAGCAATAAGCTGTCGGAAGTACTGGTAAAGGAATTTGGTATTGATGATTCCAGTTCGTATTGTCAGATTGTGACCGACAAAGGCTATTTGCCGATTAAGGCAGGGGATTTTATCTGGAAGAAGTCAGAAATAGGTCGTGACGATGACGGACTTGTGGACAGCAAGACTGCGGACTATGTTGTCAAAGGCGTTGCAGACGAAGGACTGACAGCAGATTTGTTTTTGTTGCAGAAGACGGTGAAATAGGATGCAAAAAACTGTAAACATATTAGGAACTGAATATACGATTAAGAGAAAAAAGTTTTCGAGTGAAGATTGTGACGGTTATTGCGATTATACTAATAAAATAATCGCTGTCAGAAAAGACAATTACAATAATGTTGGAAACTTTGAATGGCTTATGAAAAAACAGTTAAGGCATGAGATTGTTCATGCTTTTCTATCTGAAAGTGGATTACAGTCAAATTTTGAGCATAACCAACGTTTTGGACATGAAGAGACAATGGTAGACTGGATTGCTATTCAATTTCCTAAAATGCTTGAAGCGTTCAAGGAATTGGACATTCTGTGAGGTGTGCTATGGCTAAACCTATCAATATCAATCTGTTTGACCCAAAGTCCATACAAGCGGCTGTAAAGGCTATTAAAGACTATGAAAATAGTTTAGAGTATAAATGTAGGCTACTGGCTGAAACACTGGCAGAAAAGGGCGTAGAGATTGCTAGAGTGCAGATTGCTGACCTTGATGCTATATTTAATCAAGAACTTTTACGGAGCATTCATGCAGAGTATGTTGGTTCTGTAAAAGGTGGCGGTGTTTGGGCGGTTGTCGCAGGTACAGACCATGCGCTTTTTGTGGAGTTTGGCACAGGTCAGATGGGGGCAGAAAACCCTTATCCGTATGATTTGCCGGAAGGTGTTACATGGAAATACAACTCCGGTAAAACAATTCGTCAAGCATTACAAGACATTGAAGTGCATGGAAACACTTATGTGAAAGCCGGAGAATACTACTGGAGTTATATCGGAGATGATGGAAAACTTCATATAACAAAAGGTATGCCGTCAAGACCATTTATGTACCTGACTGCAATAGAACTTCGTGATATTGTATCACAGACAGCAAAGGTGGTGTTTGGTAGTGGATAATGAATATCAGTGGGTATCAGATTTCAAAGTAAAGATTGCATCATACTTAAAAATGAAGATACCACAGAGCCATCCTAAAGCTTATGTGACGGACAAAAGTAAGGATTTGTCAGACCCTACATTCCCTACGGTGTACTTTCATGCTATGCCGTTCACAGAGACAGGACAAGACCTTGAAGCACGTTCTGTTAATGGAATCACAGCATCATACCAGGTGGATGTGATAACCAACAAAAGTCAGGAAGAAGCTGAAGCTATCATGGCTACGGTTGCTGGACTTTTCAAACGTCTGCGATTTCAAATAACTTCCATGCCGGAGTTCAATAATACTTCGCAGGACACATACAGAAGCACTGCACGGTTCAGAAGAAGTGTAGATGCTGATGATATATTGTAACTATTGTCAGAGCCTAACGGCTCTATTTTTATGCAAAATTGGAGGTAAATATGGCTACTGGTTTAAAATCAAGAATTGCCTATAAAGAGCCTAGTTCTAGTGCTGCTACTGGTGAGTACTGGGCAGGAACTTACAAACTGCTTATTAGAGCAAAAAGTATTCCTTCACCGTTCGGAAGTCAGAACATGGTGGATACTTCTACACTGGAAGATTTGGTAGAGACGCAGGAAATGGGTCGTAGAGCCGCTAACAGTATGGAAGTGCAAGGAGCATTTGAGAAAAAGTACAAGGATGAAATGGTGACAAACGAGGGAAAGAAACTCGATTTTATCATCCTGTATGGAACTGACGGAAAAGGTTCAGAGGGTATTTGTGCATTTATCGGTCAGGAAAGTTTTGCACCGGACGAAGCAACAGACGATCATCTGACCGGAACTGCTACGATTGCACAGGCTACCGTACCAAAGTGGATTGAAGATAATTACACTGTTGCAGTAACCGAAGACGAAAACGGTTATCCCACAGCAATTACACTGACAAAAAAATAGAAAGTCAGTCAGAAACAAATAACACTGCCGTGGCTGACAATGATGAAACGGTAGACGAAACATTGATTTAAGCAAAAGAGAGCCGTCTTCGGGCGGCTCCTTTCCAACAAAATGTTGGGGAAAGGATAAAATATGCTGACAGTAAAATTTGGAGAAAAGGAACTGAACATTAAATTCGGTTACGAAGCAACCGTAAAAAACAACATTATCAAGAAACTGGCAAACCTTGAAAAGCAGGAAGACGGCATTGAATCCGTGAATAACATTCTCATGTTACTGCCGGAACTGATTCTTGTCGGTTTACAGAAATACCACTCTGATGAATACGGGTTTGACCCTTACAGCAAAGAGCAGAAAGAAGCAAAGTTAAGCGAGGTTTATTCCATGCTTGACGATTATTTCGATTCTGATGAATCTGACATTCAGAAGTTGTTTGCTGATGTACAAAGAGAGTTACTTGAAAACGGTTTTTTAGCGAAGCTCCTGAAACAGGAGCAGGAGAAGAACTCCAAGAAAGCACCGGAGAAGTCAGAGAACTAACATGGGAAACATACTGTAAAGAAGTACGTCCTATGTGGCTTTTATGCACAAAAGGATACGGATTTACAGTAAAAGATATAGATTCTTCCTGTCCTGCGGATTTAGAGCCTTATGCAGAAGCGTACAAGCTAGAAATGAAGCAGAGAGACAGAGAAATGTGGTCTTGGTTTGGAAATTATGGTATATCGGCATTTGGTGTAGCAATAGACCATTTTTTTAGTAAAAATGCAAAGTCAGAGTATATCAAAAAGCCGATAATTGAAGAAAGCAAAAAAGAGCCAGCTTATAAAGAATCCAACGAAGAAATTGCAATATGGGAAATGAAACAGAGAATCAAAGCATTAAGAGAACAAGGGCTGCCGGAAAGTCCGGATTAAGGAGAAACAAACATGAGTTTAACAGGAATTGATGTTTCCTCATACCAGGGGACGATTAACTGGTGGGCGGTAAAACAGAACGGTATTGATTTTGCTATTCTGAAAGTCATCCGTAAGGATTTGAACCCGGACAAGAAGTTTGAAGAGAACTGGAAAGGTTGTAAAGAGCACAATGTCCATGTGCACGGAGTATATGAATACGGATATATTACAACGGTTGCAAAATCACGATCTGACGCAAGAAGAGTGCTTACTATTCTTAATGGCAGAAAAGTGACAGTATATCTTGATGTTGAAGATGCCGTTATGAAAGGTCTTGGCAAAAATATTATTTCCATTATCAATGCTTACGGCAAGGTCATCACAGATGCAGGATTGCCATTCGGTGTATACACTGGGGAAAGTTTTTACAAGACATACATTAAGCCTTATGGCGGTGTGAGTTATCCCATGTGGATTGCACGGTACGGAAAGAACAACGGCAAGTGTGATGTAAAGTATCAGCCGCAAGTACCTAACATGGTAGGCTGGCAGTACACTTCTAAAGGGCGTGTAGGCGGTATTGTAGGAAATGTAGACATGAATGTATGGTACAAGGAATTAGATGCCGTATATGAGGATTTTACAAGCCATAGAAACCCTTATACAGAGCCGGAAAGACTTCTTTATTACAAGCGTATGGCAATGATGAAGGGAAATGATGTCAAGTGGTCGCAGTACGAACTTGTAAGGAAAGGCTTTATGCCGTCTGTAAATGCGAAAGGTAAGACGAACATTGACGGATATTTTGGAAAAACCACTTCTGATGCAGTAAAAGCATTCCAAAAGAGTGTCGGTATCAAAGTGGACGGAAAAATCGGTACGGTTACAAGGGCATATCTCAAAAAGTGATTTTAGGAGCGGTAGGTGTCACAGCTTACCGCTCTTTTCTTGGAAGTGGAAGACACTTCCTTTTTTATTTCGGTAAAGGCGGTGCAGTATGGCAGATATTGATAATCTTCAAATAAAAATCAGTGCGGATGCGGACAAAGCAACTAATGCGCTGAATAAACTTGCATCAAGTCTTACGAATTTTCAGAGAAGCTTGTCTATTGATACATCCAAACTGACAAGCATTTCTAATAGCATACAGAGTATCGCAAATGCCGCCAGTTCCATGAATACGAGCGGTATTAAGAATATCTCCACATTGACAAATTCCATTAACAGAATGGGGAAAATAGATACAAGCGGATTAAGCAGGATTTCATCTGCACTGAAGACTTTTTCTGCTGACATGGCAGGAACTAAAGTAGATGGAGTAGGGGATATTGCTAGCATAGCATCTTCGATTTCAAGACTTGGTGGTGTGGCATCCGGCAGAGCAATCACGAACATTCCTTTACTGGCAAAGAATTTGAAGCAGTTATTTACAACTCTTTCAACCGTTCCAAATGTCAGTGAGAACATTATCCGAATGACAAACGCACTGGCAGGACTGGCATCTACCGGTGCAGCATCCGGGAGAGCCGCAAACTCTTTAGGACGTAATCTGAACACCTATACGGTAAGCGCAAGAAGAGCCACGAAAAGCACATTTAGCCTTGCTGCGGCTTTCGGCAGATTCTACGCAACATATTTCCTTGTGATCCGTGGAATTAAAAGTCTGTGGAAGTCCATAGAGGGAACTACGGACTATATCGAAGCATTCAACTACTACACGGTAGCATTCAATAAAGTCGGCAAGGAATGGGGCAAGGATTTTGAACAATTCGGTTACGACAATGCAGAAGATTATGCGCAGAGTTTCGGAAACCGTGTAAATGAACTGCTTGGCAAAATGTCCGGTCTGAAAGTAGATGTAGACGGTGGGCTGATTTCTGAAAGCGGAATGAAGAACCTGGGACTGAATTTACAGGAGATTACGCAGTACGCTTCACAACTTGCATCTATTACCAACTCTTTAGGGCAGACCGGAGAAGTTACTACGGCAATTTCAAAGTCCATGACAATGCTTGCCGGGGACATTTCATCTCTGTTTAACGTGGATTTCAGTACAGTCGCAACAAACTTACAGTCCGGTTTGATCGGTCAGTCAAGAGCACTGTATAAGTATGGTATTGATATCACAAATGCCACACTGCAGACTTATGCTTACAAATACGGCATTGAAAAGGCTGTATCTGAAATGTCACAGGCAGAGAAACAGCAGTTGCGTCTACTGGCAATCTTAGACCAGTCCAAGGTATCATGGGGAGATTTAGCGAATACAATCAATTCTCCAAGTAACATGATTCGCCAGTTTACTAACAACGTAAAAGAAGCTGGTATGGTACTGGGTCAGTTGTTTATTCCGGTATTGCAGAAAGTACTTCCTGTTATTAACGGTGTCGTAATTGCAATTAAGAGATTGCTTGTCAGTGTGGCAAATTTACTGGGAATCAAGATTGACTTTTCGTCATTCGGTCAAGGTGTATCCGGGTACAATGAAGAGTTGGAAGACACTGCAGATGCACTGGATAAAGTTGGTACAAGCGCAAAAAATGCTCAAAGCGGAATCAGAGCATTTGATAAATTGAAAGTTATTTCAATGCCAAAATCCAGTGGTTCCGGAAGTGGTGCTGGTGGAGCAGGAATTGACCTTACCAAAGAAATCATGGATGCTACTGCAGAGTACGAAAAAGTATGGCAGGAAGCATTTGACAAGATGCAGAATACAGCTCTTGGCTGGGCTGATAAGATAGAAAAACTTCTTGAGCCTGTGAAAAAGTTATTCAAAGATTTATTCAATGGTGATTTCTTTGAAGCCGGACAAGATTTATCCGGGATTGTAACTGGAATATTTAACTGGATGTCTGATGCTATTGCATCTGTAGATTGGTATCAGATTGGGCAAAACATAGGACAGTTTCTTGCTGGTATTGACTGGACTGCTGTGTTTACATCTGCCGGAAACTTCATAGAGACTGCCATAGATGCGGCTATCGATTTGTGGAAAGGAAGTTTTGATGCTGCACCGATTGAAACCACGATTATCACAGCAATAGGTCTTTTAAAGTTTACTGGTGTTGGAGATATCATATGGGGAAAAATATCGGACAAGTTATCAGCCAAAGTACTAGGATCAAGTATAGGAATAGTTCCGACAATTGCAATAGCTGCTGTTACTTGGGAGATTGGATTTAATGTAGGAAAATCTTTAGGGAAAGCATTGTTCCCAGAAGACGCAGAGTACTACGACAATTTTACGTGGTTTGGTGAAAATGGTTTTTTTGATACATTAAAAAATACTGATTTTACCACATTAAAAACTGCGTGGGATGATTTATACAAAGATATAACAGATAATGATTTGTATAGATTCTTGACAGGAACAATGTTGCTTCCAAAACATAGCACTCTTGATGATTTTGGAGATAAAATTGATTGGCTAATTGATAAAATAAAAAATACAAAAGTAGATATGTCAGATACTTTTGGTCTGTCATCTGCACTTATCAATATAGCACCACTTGTTGGAAACTGGTTTAATGAAAATGTATCTCCTTGGTTCACAAAGGAAAAGTGGCAAGGAATGGGTCAAACTATAGAGTCATCACTTTCTGAAAAATGGACTTCTTTTACAACATGGTGGAACCAAACAGGATTTTCAAGTTGGTGGAAAAAAATTTCAGAGCAGTTTGGACTAACAAAATGGAATAAATTGCTTGAAAACATTCCAACGGCGTTTAGAACAGCATTTAAAACAGTAGCTAATGTTGCAATAGCTCCTTTGAACCTTGTAATAAGTGGAATAGAAACCATGATAAACAATGCCATAGACCTTATTAATGGTTTGATGTCTGCAGCAAGGTTAATACCTAAAATTGGTGGCGCAGTTCCGAATAATATACAACACATTAGTGTTGGAAGAATACCTACATTTGAAAAAGGTGGTTACGTTCCAAGCCGATATACGATGTTCATGGCAGGAGAGAACGGTATACCGGAGATTGCCGGAACAGTAGGTGGAAAAACAGCGGTTGCCGGTGGAGTTGAAATCACTGGAATCAAAGATGCTATTAATTCCACGGCACAACAGGAAATTGCACTTCTGAAACAGAATAATCAGCTACTGCAAGGAATCCTTGAGAAAGAGTTTGGAATAACAACAGATCAAATTGGAATTGCCGCAAGACAATACGGTCAAGAGCAATTTAACCAAAAACACAAGAATGTATATGTATTTTAACACAGACAGCACTCTGGATGTGTGCTGTCTATTTTTATGCAATGAGGCGGTGAGCGTATGTCAGCATATCAAGGATGGCTTTTAAAAATTGGAGATTACGTTATTGACCAGTCAAGATTTATAGCAGCTGAAAGTTATCAGCCAGCTGTAAATATGCAAGATGTAGACCCGTGGACTGATGCAAATGGATACGTACATAGAAATGCTGTGGAGCTAAAAGCATTAAGTGTTGATTTTTCAACGCCTGCGATGCTGACGGATGACGATTTGCAAGATTTACTGTCCGGGATACGAAGAAACTTTATTGATGCAACGGAACAGGGATGTAATATCACGGCATACATTCCATTTTTAGGTCAATATGTCACACAATATGGATATATGGCTGATATAAAGCCTACAATCTACGGAACTTATGACGGAGAGATTAAATACAATCAGATAGAATTTTCATTTGTCGGAGGTGTAGCGAATGAGTAACTATACCTATGCGGATTTGTTTGATAAAAGCGCATCCAAAAAGGAAATCACGATTGAAACAGAGGACAAGTCTGTAAAAATCACCAACAGCGAAATCCATTTTGAACAGTTTGAATTAAAAGAAATACTATGTGATGATGATTACCTTACATTTGGACAGTGCAATGCATCACAGTTAAAATTCAAAATTTCCAACGTGTTCACAAGCATGATTGGGAAACAGATAAATGTTTCTGCTGTGATTAATGGACATGTTGACGCACCGTTTATTTTCGGCAAATACCGTGTCATTTCCGATAAACCAACAGATGATAAGCGTTACAGGAATGTGACGGCATATGACGTTATATACGATATTGGAGAATCAGAAGTATCTTCCTGGTATAACGGATTGAAGTTTCCTCTGACTTTAAAGCAGTTCAGAGACAGTTTTTTTTCATATTTTGGTGTTGAGCAAGTAGCAGCCACATTACCTAATGACAGCATGGAAGTGGCAGAAACCATAAACCCAAGTGAACTTTCTGGCCAGACGGTCATGGAAGCAATCTGCTCAATAAATGGATGCTTTGGTCACATTAACCATGATGGAAAATTTGAATATGTTTTCCTTAAAGCAATAATATCCGGATTATATCCACAAAAAGGATTATATCCACAGAAAGGATTATACCCTAGAAAAGGTTCTGAAAAAGAAAAGGTTACTGGTGGAAAATACAAATCAGTTAAATATGAAGATTTTGTCTGCCAAAAAGTTACAAAAGTGCAGATAAGACAATCAGAAAATGATATTGGTGCAGTTTACCCGGATACAGAGATTACCGAGAACGACAACAGTTATATTTTGCAAGATAATTTCCTTGTTTATGGAATGACCGCAGATGCCCTAGAAACGGTTGCAAGAAATCTGTATGAGGTTATTAAAGTTGTAAAATATAGACCTTATAACTGTGAAAAAATAGGAAATCCTTGTTTGAGCCTTGGAGAAGCAGTCAATGTATATACGGCTAAAGAAATCATAGAAAGCTATGTGTTGAGCAGAACATACAAAGGAATCCAACAACCGACAGACACCATATCAGCAAGCGGAAAATCTCCAAAGTACAGTGAACAGGTAAATGGAATTAACAAAAGTATAATTCAACTCCGCGGCAAGACTAATGAGTTGGAGCGTAATGTTGAAGAGACCCGGTCTGAGATAAAGGATGTTGAAAGTGGACTGGATACGAAGATTACACAGACAGCTGGAAAGATTGAACTTGAAGCAAAAAGGGCAATAGATGCAGAAGTAGAATTGGCGGCGGCAATCTCAGTTCAAGCAGACCAAATCAAGTTGAAAGTTTCAAAAGGTGATGTCAGTTCGCAGTTGAGCATTGAGAGCGGGCAGGTAAGTATTTCCGGGAATAGGTTTGTATTGGATTCTACCAACTTTTCTATTACCGCTGATGGGAAAGTTACTGCAAAAAGCATTGATATAACCGGAGGAACTATCAATTTACAGTCAGCATCACAAGATTATAGTACGATTGTGCTGAAATACGGTTCTTATACTTGTGGAATGGATGGAGCAGGAGTAAGAGCAACATACAGTTCAAACAGTACAACTCTTACAGCAAGTGGAATTGTAACCACTGGAAGTGTAAATGCGCCTCAAGGATACTTTGATACAATAAGTCCAAAAACATCAAGAGGAACTATAGCATTTAGCAGTAGTGTAAAAATAAGTGGAGATACAGAACTTGCAATAGGACATACGCACAAAATTTATGGGACACTTTTAGTTGACACGACTGCTTTTGCAATAACAAGTGCAGGAAATGTTAAATTAGCATCTAGTTTGGGAAATGTTGGATTTTTTGGAAGCAATGGTGCACAAAAAAAGACTGTGAGCAAAATCACTTCACCAAGTTCAACCAGCACATATAGTATTGCTACCACAGTTAACAGTTTGATAGATGCTCTTAAGGCATACAACCTTATTGGATAGGAAAATAAATATGAACAGTTTAGAAATCAGAGAATTTGAACAGTCAATCATAAATCTTTTCAATGGATGTGGTCTACCGATGGAGATTAAGCGGCTCATTGTGAACGATATTGCCGGGCAGATTAACAGAGCCGCAGATAATCAAATAAATGTAGAGTTGGCAGAAAGAAACAGAGAAAAAGAAAGTGAGGTATCTGCAGATGGCGCTGAATAAGGTTTATACCAGAATTAACTGGGAAGATTATCCAAGTGAAAACACGGATTTAGATGCATACAATCTTAATCAGATGGATTCTGCTATTGATGCGTTGGACAACCGTATCATATTACAGGATGCCTTAAAAGTAGACAAGTCTGCAATAAACGGAAATATTGCTGATTGGACTATGGATGAAACAACCGGTGTTATTACTATTACAAAGTACAATGGTGAAAAAGTAATTTTTGACCTTAATATTGAAAAAATACCTGTCGAATTTTCCATGTCTGATGACGGAATCATTACCATGACTACAGAAGATGGAACACAGTTTACAGCTGATATTGGTTCTATGATTCCGGTGTTGACATTTGAAGATTCTGCAACCATAACTGTATCCGTGACTGGTACTGGAAAGAATAAGACTTATTCTTTTTCGATAAAAACAGGATCAGTAACAGATGATATGCTTCAGCCTAATTATTTAGCAGATATTAGAGTAGAATCCGCAAATGCATCTGCTTATGCGCAATCCGCAAATGCAAAATCTGTATTGGCTGAATCTTATGCCGTAGGTGGAACCGGAACAAGAGAAGGAGAAGATACCGATAATGCAAAGTATTATATGGAACAAGCAAAACAGCAAACAGGAGGAATACCAACAAAAGTTAGCGAATTAGAAAATGATGTAGGATACATTACAAAAAAAGTTTCTGATTTGACAAATTATTATGACAAAACAAGCGTTGATAAAAAAATAGATGCAATTCCTAAAACGTATTTGACAAACTATTTGACCAAAACTGGTGACGGTAGTAATTTGACTGCGGTGTTTGAAGAAGCAACAACTTTAGATGAATTAACGACAGGAGAAAAGTTATCATCTATTTTGGGAAAAATTAAACTGTCTGTAAAAAACCTTAAATCACTTATAGGCCTTATCGGAACTACCGATATTTCGACTATTGGTGACGGTACTATCACTGGGGGATTAAGTGATGTAAATAGCAAGTTAGGTAACTTTTATTTATTATATTCTCATTTGTGTGGGACTGCCGGAAATTCTATTTGGAGACAAAATCCTCAATTTCCAGAAGAATATTATGCTCAATATACAGTCCCGGAGAAAGAAGGTTATAGATTCTTTTTCTCGTTTTGGCAAATATCTTGGACAAACAATAATGAATATTGTAATTATCTTATACGTAATCCTTTTTTACACGAAAAAAATGGTAATATCGAGGTATATTCCAAGGATGGAACACCTACTTTTGTGCCAGTATTCTTATGCATATATCTTCCAGTGTAAAATTGCCATTTACAGAAGCAGTCATAAAAAAATATTTGCGAAATAACAACAAAAAAGAGCATGGTGTAAAAGCCATGCTCTTAATCTATTTATCTGATTCCCCAGTCCCCGTCATTGTTGACGAAACCAACCACATATCCTATCATGTCATCAATAATATTTTCCGGGAGTATGCTGTTCGGAGACATAAGCGGAACATATCTCCATTTTCTTATACCATCTTCAATTATATGTGTTTTCACGACAATATAAATTCCACCATTACTGGTCACAATGCATCGTTCACTGTCTTGCGGTTCACGATCCGCTGCAAGGAGAATAATTTCCCCAGGCAGATAAAACGGCATATAGTAGTCGCACGGAATTTTCACACCGATATAAGCCTTGGATTTTATGTCTTCCGGCAAATTTTCTATGCACATGGGTTCCACAGCATTTGTGGTTGCGATAATTCCATTCATAAGTTGTGGATTAAGGACAGAAATATACTTGTGCGATTTTTCAAGACTGAAATAGATTTTAGCTTGGTGACGTATGAAGTAACGGATAAGGTACAGAGAGTGTTCCGGCAGACTGCGGCATATCTTGACAGATTCCAACATCTTATCTTCCATAGTGCCGCAACCTACCAGTTCGTCTACACTGATTCCAAAGGCTCTAGCAAGCGCAACAGCGGTAGATAGCTTCGTGTCGTTAGAATTACCGTATAGTAGTGAATTAAGCGTAGAATAAGGCAAATTAGCTTCATCAGCAAGCTTGTAAACCGTCATGCCCGGTTCATTTAGAAATTCATGGAGATTCCCACGAAAACTTAACATATAATTAGTACGGTTGACTGATAAATGTGTCGAAATTTCTTTGATTCGGTCTTTTTTCATCATGTTTTTTATCCCCCTTTCACATGATACACTTGTAACATCCCTTGTTTCAAGGGACTTCAAGTTCTGGCGAGGGCGGTGTTTATTGGCGTTTTCACCGTCCTCTTTTGTTGATATTTTACAACAATAAAAAACGTGAGTCAAATATATTGATTGTTAAGAACATATGTTCTATAATTTAGGTATCGCTACCAAGTGCGGAAAGATTAGGGGGGTGTACTATGGGGAAAGAAGATTACAAAGAGGAAATCACAAAGCTAATCAATGCTTGCGATAATTTACATTGGTTAGAGTGCATTTATGCCTATGTTAAAAAATTACTTAGATAAAGGAAAAGAGCCAAGGACTTGCGCATTGCCCTTGGCTTTTTCTTATTCGTTCTTTTTTGCGATTGAATCAATCAACTTTTCCAAAGAGTTCCATCCATCTTCGTCCAAGTTGGCCAGTGCGGATACAAGACGGTGCTTAAATGTATCTTCACCGGACTTTTGAATTTCTCCGAGCATTTCAGAGATTTGTTCGTCTTTTGATTTCTGAACAAGCATTTCACCAGTTCCATTTCGGAGCCATTCTTCGTTTACATCAAACTCTCTGCAAATATCAGATATGGTTCTTTCAGATGGTGTCTTCGTGCCTATCTCAACTTGCGCAATATAGTTTCTTGACAAGCCGATTTGCTTTGAAAAATCATCTTGTGTCATATTCAAATACTTTCGCAAAGATTTGATTCTCTCATTCATTTACATCCCTCCTTTCACTAATAATATACACCCAAAAAGTCCCCAAGTCAACAAAAATGTGTTGACATAAAGTTTCTAAGGGACTATAATATGTTTACAAGGTCAACAGAAAAGAGGTGAGAATATGGAAAAACAGAGATATGTGGTTTTAGACAAAAACGGTAAAGCAAATATAGTTCAGAAAGCTGATTCACGTTTTGTTGGAATTGACGAGATGGCACAGCACATTGCGTTTGACATTATCGAAGATTACAAAAGCATTATAGATGGCGATAAGAAAATCGAAGAAACAAATATTGATTTGTCTATCAAAGTACTTACCGCCATTTCGCCTTTTAGGAACGGCTCTGGATTTGGAAAGGATTGCTAATTGCTTCGGCTTTTGCTAATTGTGGTTTTTCTTCCGGCAAAGAATTGACGATTTCTGAATAGTATTGGTAGTACAGGTTCTTAAAATCATCAAAACTTCCGGTATATCCACAGATTTTAGCAATAGCGTAAGCGGATGCGTATTCTTTAGAATCCAAATTATTTCACCTCCTTATTAAAAAGATAAGGAGAGTATATCACAAAAAGGAAGTGAATTGAATGAGTGAAAAAGAGAAAAAAATCGTTGAGAAGTTAAAGAGAGCCATTCCGAATATGTCCGATTTCGACAAGGGATATATTCTCGGCAAGACAGAGAAGATGGCAGAGGAATCTGCCGAGAGAGGTGATAAGAGTGAAAGCATCAAAAATTGAGATTCACCAGTGTGACGGTGAAGAGGGAGTTTTTACGGAAGTCCTCATTGACGGTCACAAAATTAACGGTGTGAGAAGCTTCACACTGAAACAAGGGGTTGGGGATGATATTCCTACTTTGACGCTTGATCTTAATGCACTTAATATTGCAACGGATATGAAAGTGTTGCGGATTATGCAGGAGGGGTTAGGAGAAATCGAAAGCATTAACTTCAAAAAAGAATAGGCTCCCATATTTCAGAGAGGAGAAATAAAATGCAAAGTCAGTTTGAGAGAGAACTTCTCAAAACCTTAAAGAGCATTGACGGCACTCTGAAAAGAATTGAGAAGTCCATGAATGATGAAGAGAAACAGCATACGACCATTTGTAATGCAGTTTCTCATGCAATGAAAGGAGAACATGAATGAAAAAATGGACTTACCGCCAGAAGAGAGATCTTCTTGACAAATTAGAACCTTGGATCACTGCATTGGTTCAACTCATAAGTGCATTGGCTGGGGCGGCTGTCGGAATAGCTATCTGCTACTTTTTCTAAGTGGTATGTTGCAGTTGCAGTTATTAAAGACACAACAAAAGGTATGAGTATATTTCTTAAAAATGAGAGAAACAAATGTTCTTTGTAGAATCTTCCTTTTGAAGACAAAGTAAATTTGAACATTTCACGATTTATGGATGAACTAACTATGGTGAAATATCCCTTTTCCTTTAAGGACAAAAATGCTTGGTAAACATCTTCACCATTGTAATTCCCTATTTCAGACAATGAAATGGAACATTCAGAAGATTTTACAGTTTTCCTAAGTACTTTTCTTTCGATTTTGAGAAGCATATGAAACCTCCAGTTTTTTAGAACATTATACCACAGAAAGGAGAACAATGAACGAATTACAAACATCAAACATGAAAACACCCATTGAGATTGCGCTGGGTGTTGATGAAAACGGAATGACTACTGCAAGAGCGTTATATGAGTTTTTGAGCGGAGAAAAAAGTCATTTTGCAAGATGGGCGAAAACAAACATTGAGGAAAACGAGTTTTACGAGGAAAACAAGGACTGGTGGGGGTTCGCCACGATGGCGAACGGTAACGAATGCAAGGATTACCGACTAACTACCGACTTTGCAAAACATCTGTCAATGGAAAGCCATTCTGCAAGGGGCAAAGAAGCAAGACAGTATTTTATCACCATAGAGGACAGGACGAAGCAAGAAGTAATAAATCGGTCACAACTTTCTCCACAGATGCAGATGGTTATGCAAATGGCTGAGAGCATGGCGAGACAGGAACTGGAACAGAAGAAACAAGCTGAACAGGTTCAGAAGTTGGAAAGTACAGTCACCAACATGAAAGAAATTTTCACAGAGCCTATCGGAGACTGGAAAGCAGACATCAATGCAAAGGTACGCAATATTTCCGCAAAGAGCGGTATCGACTATCAGACACTTTACAATCAGATGTACGGTGAACTGGAAAACGAAGCACATTGTGTTTTATCAAGGCTTCAGAGCAATAAAATCAAGCGTATGGAAGATGCCGGCAACACGAAAACAGCTATCAAAGAGGGAACTACAAAGATTGCGGTTATTTTTGACAATGTAAGACTGAGAGTAATCTTTGAGAATATCGTAAGGAGATATGCTATGAGGTATTGCGTATGAGAAAAATAGTTGATGTTGTCCTTATGGTTTCCTTCTGGCTATTAGGAATATTCACGGGGGTGATTCTACTCTATGTTATATAGAGACAAAAGAATATTAAAGAAGAGAAATAAGGAACATTGTAAATCAGCTCCTTTAAAAATCAAAATAAAGTTTTGGTTTATTAGAAACGAGGAAATTCTATGGACGATATTTGTTTCTACTATAACCAGTTTAATAGTCCAGTTAGCAATAAAATATTTGATATGAAAAGGAGATTGTGAATTTTATGAGAACGACATTGAAGCTGTTTCTTCCTATTATAATAACACTCTCCATCACATTTACATCCACAGCACAGCCATACGGCAGTTTTATCTCCGAGGAAGCACAGGAATCATGTGTAAAGTACGGTGAGGAATACGGCATCTGCCCGGAACTGCTCATGGCAATCATTGAGATGGAGTCAGCCGGACAAGCTGATGCGGAAAACGGTGGCTGTAAGGGATTGATGCAGATTTCTGACCGGTGGCATACGGAAAGAATGGAACGGCTGGAAGTTACCGACATCTACGATATTGACGGAAATATCCATGTAGGAACTGACTATCTGGCAGAGCTGTTTCAAGAATATGGAGAGGTGTCCACGGTATTGATGGTTTATCACGGCGAAGAAAACGCCGTTAAAAAATCGAAAAGCGGACAAGTAAGCAAATACGCTGATGGGATATTAACCAGGAGCGCAGAACTGGAAAGGATGAATGGAAAATGACGAACAGAGAGAAGTATGCGGAACAGATTATTGACATGGCACTTGATAGTATAGAGATAGCTGTGGACAAAGAAGGAAAGTTATGTGATTGCAATGTAATACGTTGTTCCGATTGTGCATGGAGTAGTAAAAGCAGATGCCGTGAAAGGTTCAAAGAATGGGCGAAACAGGAATATGTAGAGTCTACGGTTGACTGGTCGAAAGTGCCTGTGGACACGAAAGTGTACGTAAGAGATTCCGATAGTGACCCTTGGAAACCTAGATATTTTGCAAAATTTGAAGGTGGGAAAATATTTACATGGACTAATGGTGCTACTTCTTTTTCGGCTAACAACTTTGATGATGTAGTATGGTGGATTCAAGGAAAACTTGCGGAGGACACCGTCTGAGTGCCAAAAAGCGGTTTACCGTCAAAGGGTGCATCGGAAAGATATTTTACAGTCCGAAAGAGTGGGAAGTTGACCGTGAAACAGCATTCTATTACAGAATTGTAAACCGCAATACCGGGAAGAAAAAATGGTTAGGAAAGGAGTATTTTTATGCAGAAAAGTCAGATTATCCCCATCGTCCGTGCGAATGAGATTCTGATTGCAAGACTGTTAGATGCAGGAATCTTGTATATCGGAGAAGACAACGTGATCCACGTAACAGAAGACTGAAAGCCGGAGGATTGAGGAAATGGAAAGGAAGATAAGAAAAATCTTGGTAGAACTGGGGCTGAAACAGTACTTGCCGGGATTCCAGTACATCATCGAGGTTGAAACGCTGATGTTCGAGAACAGAAACAGAAGACTTTCTGAAATCTACCGGATTATCGGAGAGGAACACAGTACAACCAAGGAAAGCGTGTACCGGGCGATCAAGTGGGTGGTTGACAAGATGAACCCAACCACAGAGTTGTACAAGGAGATCAATGAGACAGACAAGCCGGTATCAATCTATATGTTTGTAAATTCACTGTATTTATATCTTTGGGAGGATAGGAAAAATGAGGATTAAACACACCTTTTTGCAGAATTTCTGCAAATTCTATGGTTCTAACGTAGTGGACACTGATTTATACGACCGGACAGAGGTTTCCGGTGTAAATGAAACAGGTAAGTCCACGATCAAAAGAGCAATTCAGTATATTTTTGGATGCCGTGACGAGAACGGCAGAGAGATCACCGGAATCAGACCGCACGATAAGGACGGCAATGACATCAACGGAGATATTACCGCAGAAGTTACCGTGGAGATTGACGGTACAGACAAGGTTCTGAAAAAAGTATGCCGTCAGAACTTCAATAAGAAAGGAGAGTTTACCGGGAATGTCACGGATTACTATGTGAATGATATTCCCAAAAAGGCAGCAGATTTTGAAGCATTTTTGGAAGAGAGTGTCTGCGGAAAAGATAAGTTTTCACTTTGCATCAATGCTATGACACTTCTTCTGAAAGGTGGAACGGATCAGAGAGCAATTCTTGCTGATATGTTTGGTCAGCACAGTAATGATGACATTTGCAATCAGTTTCCGGAGTTTGAAGCATTAAGGGCTGTTCTGCAGGACGGCACTGTTGATGAACTGAAAAAGCGTTGCAATACGCAGTTGTACGGCACAAGGGGAAGAAATGGAACCAAGGGATTGCAGGATCTGTTAGATGAAATTCCTAGCCGTATTGACGAGGTGAGCCGTCAGAGAGTAGATATTGACCTTGCGGATCTGGAACTGAAAAAGAAAGCTTTACTGGATAAGCTGTCAGAGAACATTAAGCAGCAGACAGATACGCAGAACAGTATGAAGTCCTACGATAAGTTTTCTGATGGAATTATTGAGTTAAAAGGTCAGTTGAGTGCATTACAGCAGAAAGCAAATGAAAAACTGGATGCGGACAGAAGAGATAAGCGCACAACACTGAATCAGATTCAGAATGAGCATCAGAAAGAGTTGCTTAAGGCAGATACCATTCGTGAAGAGATTACTGTACTGGAAAAGCGCATTGCACAGTATGAGCATAAGAGACAGGACTTGAAGAAGAGCTGGGATTTGAATAAAAGCCTTAAATTTGATGAAAACTCTCTGATTTGCTCCTACTGTGGACAGGAATATCCGGAAGAAAAGAAAGAGAAGTTAAGAGCGGAGTTTGATGCGCATAAGGCACATGAACTGGAATTGATTACCAAAGAGGGTTCTTCCTGTGCTGACCATATCAAAGCGGATCAGACAGAACTGGAGCATAAGCGTGAGGAACTGAAAAAGACCGAGGATGAAGTGGAGCGGTTGGAAAAAGAGATATTCATTGCTGATAATGCCTTAAATTCCATTCCGGCAAGCGTGGATATTTCCAACACAGAAGAATACAAAGCTATCAAGTCACAGATTACAGAGAAAGAAGCTGCCATGCACAAATTCACTGACATGAATCTTCTCAGAATCCAGTTAAAAGGTGATGAAGAGCAGATCCGCAATGACATTTCCGTGGTTGATAAGTCTTTGGCGAGTGTAAGCATTAACGAGAGTGTGGATAAGCGTATTGCAGAACTGGAACAGGAGCGAAAGAACATTGCACAGAAGATTACAGATGTGCAGGCACAGCTTGACCTGTTAAAGAAATTCAGCCGGAAGAAGAACGAACTGTTGGAAGCTGATGTGAACAAGTATCTTTCTTTCTGCACTGTGCGGATGTTCAGACCTCTTGTGAATGGTGACACGGAAGAATGTTGTGACTTTACATACCGTGGAGAGCCTTACAGCCGAAACATGAACCACGGAGCAAGGATTCTGACGGAGATTGACATTTGCAATGCGTTTCAGAAGCGGTTTGGTGTGGAATTGCCTATCATGGTTGACGATACCGAAAGCCTTGACCCTTGGAAGATTCCTGATGTTGACAGTCAGTTGATTATGTTCCGAAGAAGTGATGATGCGGTTTTGAAAGTGGAGGAAGTGAAAAATGGAAAAAGTAATTAAGAGTTACAAAGGGTTCAACAAGGACATGACTTGCCGTGGATTTCAGTACGAAGAAGGCAAGGAGTACGAAGAGGAGACAGCAGATGCCTGCCACAGCGGATTCCATGCTTGTGAATATCCTCTGGATTGCCTTGGTTATTATTCTCCGAACGAATCTGTTTACCATGAAGTGGAGCAGAACGGTGAATTTGACAGAGGTAAAGATGATTCCAAGGTTGCATCCACAAAAATAAAGATTGGTGCGAGATTGGATATTTCTGGACTGGTAAAGGCGGCCATTGATTTTACTATGAGTAGAGTTAAAAAAGAAGCTGAAAGTGATGAAGACTACGGTGCATCCTCTGCCACAGGTAACTGCGGTGCATCCTCTGCCACAGGTAACTGCGGTGCATCCTCTGCCACAGGTTACAAAGGTGCATCCTCTGCCA